ATGGCACATAATCTCAATTTAAACTCAAGAACAGGAAAATACAGTTTCTTCAGTGTACAGGAAAAAGCATGGCACGGTCTGGGACAGATTGTAGAGGAATACCCCACAAGTGCGGAAGCAATCAAGTTTGCAGGATTGGACTACGAGATAGCCAAACTGCCCAACACGCACCATTTACCAAGCGGTAACAATATCGAATCCGAAAGCAGTTTCTTTACCTATCGTACAGATACCGAGCAGGTATTGGGTAGCAGTGTCGGGAAAGATTACCACATCGTACAGAACAGCGAAGCATTTGCCTTTTTTGATGCGATAGTAGGTGGTGACGATGGCATCCTGTACGAAACCGCAGGGGCATTAGGCAATGGCGAACGGATTTTTATCACGGCTAAATTGCCCGATTATATCAGGGTCGGCAAGGGCGATGATGTAACCGAAAAGTACATCTTTCTAACAACCTCGCACGATGGTTCGGGAAGTATTACGGCAGCGTTCACACCTATCCGTATCGTATGTCAAAATACACTGAATGCCTCTTTGCACAATATGTCTAATGTAATCCGTATTCGCCATACTTCGGGAGCAAAACAACGTTTGGAGGAAGCTCACAGGGTTATGGGAATTAGCAACCAGCTAAGCAACGAATTAGAGGGCATTTTTAACCAATGGACTAAAATTCGTATCACGGATGAGCAGGTCAAAAAACTCATACAGGTAGCGCTATGTCCCAACAATGAAACAATGAAGCACATCAGGCAGGGCAATGAGGACGAGATGTCCACGGTATTTAAAAACTCCGTCAATGATGCCTTCGCATACGCTATGATGTCCGATACGCAACAGATGGAAACAACTATGGGTACAGTTTTCGGAGCATACAATGCTGTCACAGGCTACTATCAGAATGTACGCAATTACAAGGACGATGAAGCCAAACTGCAATCTATCGTAATGGGTGGTACCGCACAGATGAAGGCGCAGAAAGCATTCGATTGGTGTACAGCCTTCGCAAAGGACGGAGCAGATATTTTTAACTGGAATTAATAATCTAAGGCTACCGTCTTAAATGGCGGTAGCCTACTATAAAACAAGCGATATGACTAAAGATGAACTAAAAGAACGGTTTAAAAGATTTTTTGAAGCTAACCCACCTTTAGAGGAAATCGAAGAACTATTGAATGAAATACTTAATCTCTCTGTGCTTGATTACAAACATGACAAGGGAGAGGATTATAGAATAGTTAAAATAATCTATCACGCTATTCTGTGCAAGATGGCAAAACATTGGGAGCTTGCCAGTGAGGAAAACAAAAAAGTTTCTGCTGATATACAAAAATACATCTGACAAATGGGCAAACCGTTCACACCCCAAAGACTGGCGAATATCCGCAGGATGCGCAAAGCAAGAAGGCTATACAAGAAACAACCTCTTTTTGCTTACGATATACTGTGCAAGGAATATCCCGATTATACGTATGACAAATTTTGGGATGATCTAAGATACCGCAGAAAGCCAAAACGCAGAAAAGGTAAATCTGCATTGGTACGATACGGGAGATACAGGCGCATGGAGCAACTCAACGAATTGTACAGCAGTACCGCAAACATTGAGTATGGCTTACAGGCACAGAGGTTACGCAAATATATGACCAAGCCTTATAGGGTGCTTGTCAGGGTTAGCGGTAAGGTTTTCGAATACGGTTTCTCTCCATTGATCCCCGTAGAGAAGATTGAAGCACTTACAGTAGAACTTTCCAATGTCAAAAGTCCACAGGAAGCGGACGAGGTGGTACAGCAGTTTCGGATAAACGCCCATATAGGGTAAGTAAAAAACAATTTATTCACATACTAAAAACAGTAATTATGACACGTTCAAACCTTCATATCAAATTAAGCAACGGCAAAAACATCATTTGTGTTGCAGACAGTAGCAGTGCACCCGAACAGGGATATATCGTGGAGCGATTGTTATTGCCTCTTTTCGAACAGGAAGACACAGAAAAAGAGCTGGCTTTACTTTCTGAACACTGTACAATGGATGACAGGCGTATTAATGCGACTTACCGCTATGTGATAGACCTTACAATAAAGGAAATAAAGTTTTTTGAGGAACATTACAGCTATTCAAGAGGTAGTTTCCGAAAAGGCAGTGATATAACGGAACGATACAAAGATTATTTAATGACGATTGATAACAATAAAGTAGGACAATGAAGACAATTAAAATACCGCTTTATACCTTTTCAGAACTGGAAAAGGAAGCACAGGAGAAAGCAACAGAACATTTTCGGTACATCAATACGGGTCACGGTTGGTGGGATGCCGATTACGAAGACTTTGCGAATATCTGCGAAACAATGGGAATTTCTGTAAACCCGAAAGAGATATACTTCAGAGGTTTTTATTCACAGGGGGACGGTAGTTGCTTTGCATCAAAGATAGATACAGCTGCCTTTATCAAAAGCATGGAAAAACAAGGGTGGAAAAGCTACGCACCTACATTGGAACTGAATGCTGAAAGTTGTCCAATACCCCCACGCATCGTTAACCTCATTGAACAAGAGATAATAGAAATGGAAATATGGACAGAAACATCACACAGATATTATTTTTTGCATTACCGCTCACAAAATTATCTGTACCGGAAATCAAACAGGGACTATATCCGAATTGAGGAAGAACTCGCAAAGTTGGACAAATGGACAAAAAAAATATTGGAAAGGCTAAACGAATATTTGTATAAAAGCCTTGAAGAAACTTATGATTATATGACAAGTGATGAAGCCGTACAGCAAACCATAAAAGCCAATGAATACCATTTTACACCAAACGGAGTACATACAGATTGGCTTTGTGAATATTCGGAATTATAACAGGAATTACAACAACAAATTAAATTTTTAGAACAATGGAAACAAATTTTTTCAGTCAGATGTCACATTTGGACGTTGCAGGTAGCCTGCAACTTACCATAGCAAAGGGAGTGGAAAACAACCTAATCGTATCGGTATTGCTTCAAAACGAGCAATGCGGAGATGATGCAAAGAAATTAATTCCTCCCTATAATCTTCGGGGAACAGCCGAGGAACTCGATAACGGTTTTTTTGATAAGATAACCGTACCTATTCAGACCGCTTCGGGCTTAATGGTAGATATGGAAGCCTTTATGAAGCAACTCGAAGAAGCCAAAAAGCAATCGGCAATGGAAAAGGAAAAAGCCGATAAAGCGAAATCGGAAAAGGATGCCAAAGATAAGAAGTATAAAGAAGCAATGGCGAAGGTTGACGAACTTGACAAGGCAGAAAAGCCGAAAGAAGCATGGATGAAACTTCCAGGAACAAAGGATTTCCCCGAACATGCCGAAACCATTCGCAAACGCAGATCGGAACTTTCTGCCAGGTTTGCACCAGACCTTTTTGGGAATGTGCCAACAGAGGAGCAACAGACAAATGATGCATCTTCTCACAAGGAGGAGTTATTTTCTCAATCGGAGGAAATGGAATTTGACGATGTGGAAGACGACGAATATTAACATTTAAAATCAGAAATCATGTTATTAGCAACGCAATTAGAAAGGGTATTCCTATTCAGCGACAAGGGACAGGAAATCAGATTGACAGACCCCGAACCCAAATGGAGTGTACAGGCAGTATTGAATTTTTATTCCAATACATACCCCATTTTGACAACTGCAAAAGTATCAGCCCCACAGATTAAGGATGATGCGGTACAGTACCGCTTTGAAAGTGCTATGGGAACAAAAGGTTAAACAAAACAGTAAAACAATGACTTATGCAACGACATACCGTATCGGGTACATTCCAAATGCCCCGAGAACCGAAGCAAAGGCAGTTGCACCGCCAGTTAAGCGAGTTCGCAAATTGGATGCAAAGACCAAAAGACGCAAACGAAATCCAAAAGGACAAACAGCAATCTGTACCTGTAATCATGTTGCCAATGGTTTTCTAAGGACTTCATTTCTGCCAAGACTGAACGAAACAGAAGCCGTACAGGCTTACAGGGATAATGCCAAAATGGAAAGGGATTTTTATATCTCCCTTTCCCGATTGGCAGAGCATTACGGTATCACTCCCAAACCAACACAATCATTGGAGTATCCCTACAATATAGCACTGGCTATAAAAGATACCGAAGAACAGTTAAGGCTTAAAATAAAGGATTGGGAAGAAATCAGACTGATACAGGATGGTAAGAAAGTGTTTTTCACAAGCGAGGAAAGGTACTGCACAGGTGCAACCTTGTATTACATTCCCGTAGTACCTTTATTTCGATGGCTGAAAGAACCTAAGCGGAAGCAAACCGCCCGATTGCTCTTGTCAGTTTGCAGTTATCTGTACCACATTGCCGACATTCCTTATTACAGGCAGGAAAACAGTTACCTGTATTGGATATATGAAATGTTGAAGGATTGGGTAATGCAGGATGACTACGAAGAAGATGTGGCACACCATCTTAGGGAAATAGAGCAAGCTGAATGGATAGGCGACCGTATAGAGAAGAAGATTTTCAACCAAAAAAATTTAAAGCTGTTTAAAAACCGTTTAGACCGCTTTAAAATCAAAGACCATACAGATAAGGAATGCTTTAATTTGGCGCAGGAAGCCTACGCCCTTTATCAACAATATCCCAACGAAAGCGTGTTCCGAAATGCCCGACCCAATGGCGAAGCAGACGAGGAAGACAGGGAGGATATCATCCCTATGGATAGGTATGTTTCATTCTTTGCGGATAGCACGGGGTGGTTAACAGATAATCTCATCGAAACTGTAAACACTGAATTGCAGGAGTACGGACAAATGGAAGAACCTATTATTATCAAACGTTTTGACGGAGGCGACATAAGCGCCAATACATTGGAGTTTGAGAACCGGCTATTGCCCATGCTTGATAAACTTGCTTACATTTTAAACAATCTTTAAAACAGCGACTATGAATGATATAACACAGGATTTTGGAACGCTTTACTATCCCAAATCGGCATTGGTTTTTTATCAGACCACAGGGAAAAATCAAGATACGTATGTAGAACATTTCGATATGGATAAAAACGGTATGCCGGTCAATGCGCACCCTTTGACTATAAGGGAAGCAAACCGATTGGCAAAGGCTTTGAAAACTGCAAATGAAGAAAAGGAACCTTTACTGAAACCGCAGGGAATAATGAGCAGTCAGATTTTGCATTTTAACCCAATGGGTAACACCGTGATATGGTTTACAAAAGCCATGCAAAGAGAATTGTATTTTACGCAAAGCCTGGGCATACCCAAAGGCAGGGCAAGCGTACCGCCTATGCTATGGGTAGCAGACCGGAACGGCTTATCGGTTTTTGCTTTGGCAGGAAACCGCAGACCGACCGAAAGAACAAAGCTGTACAATGCGCCCTTTTTCAACGTTTACGAAGATGGAAGTGTCTGTATGGGGACGGTAGATATAAGGATAAAGAAAACCGCTTCATTGGAGGAATTTACCCACGCATGGGAGGGATTTTTCTTTAACAGCTATTTCAGCCACTTAATACACGGTTATAACCCGATAAAAGTAAATTGTGTAAGTCTTTGGGAAAGCCTTATTACCACAGGCAAAGCCTTTCCAATGGAAGTATTAACCAGAAGTAATTTAACCTTAAAAGATATAATGCGATGAACACAGATAGAATAAAAGTCCACTTTACCGATAACCATTTGATAAATGCCACCAATCCCGTATCGGTAAACCTTATCGGTGCAGGTGGCACAGGCTCAAAAGTTTTGACAGCCTTAATGGAAATGAACAGCAGTCTTTTAGCGTTAGGACACGCAGGATTGTCTGTTCGGCTTTGGGATGATGATATTGTTACCGAGGCTAATTTGGGAAGACAGCGGTTTGCACAGTGCGAAACAGGTTTGTACAAGTCCGTCGCACTTATCAACCGTGCCAACCGATTTTCGGGTACAGATTGGAAAGCCGAAATACAGAAGTTTGAGAGAAATAGTTTAGGTAAACTGCCCGAAAACGCACAGGCTACTATCTTCATTACCTGTGTTGACAGTGTAAAGGCGAGGTTTGACGTTGCTGAAATATTGAAAGCATTGCACAACGGTAAATATTACTACCATAAGCCCAAGTATTGGCTGGATTACGGCAACAGTCAATATTCGGGACAAGTGTTGTTATCTACCATTGGCGATATTTCGCAACCGAAGTCCGACCGATTTGAAACCGTAGCCAACCTGCCAATGATTACGGATGAATTTGGCGACCTGCTGAAACACTCCGAGCAGGAGGATAACACGCCAAGCTGTTCTTTGGCAGAAGCACTCGAAAAGCAGGACTTGTATATAAACTCCTCATTGGCTCAAATGGGCTGTTCACTTTTGTGGAGCTTGTTCCGCAACGGATTGACCGAACACAGGGGATTTTTTCTCCATCTGAAAGATTTCCGTTCACAGCCGATAAAAGTTGCCTGATAACCCAAATCGGGCGGCGAAAATACACATCCTTCCTTCGTCGGAAGCGTATTTTCGCATTTAAAGCGGTGCAACCCCTTGCGCCGAAAACCTCGCTTACTTATCGTCGCTCATTTTCACCGCAAAAGGTTGCGGATTTGTTCGGATATTTTTTCAGTTCCATAGAAATAGAATCTGTCAGCCTTTAATATCTTTTAATTGATTTTTAAGTTCCCGGAACATCTGTATAACCGTCTGATGATCTAAATTAAAATCTTCCCTTGTAAATTCCTGTGTGGCAATACTGGCTGCATACTCCCAAATTTCCAAAAGATCGGTAAATGGAATCCTGTACGGTTCGTAAAATTCGTTGTCGGCACTAACAAGCAACTGTTCTTCTTCTACTTTTACCAAACGCTTGTAGGTCATACCTTCGTTTCTTGTGATAAAAACATATCCTTTTCCTTTTTTTAGGCGATCCATCCGTTCTACGTACCTTCCGATGATATAAGAGCTGTCTTTATGGGGAGGCATTGAATCCCCTTCTGCGGGAAATGCCCTGAACTTACCTGTTCCCAAAAATGGCAACGAAATTGTTTGCAGACTTTCTATATAGTCAGGATCGGCATAGCCGTTCAGGTAACCCATTGACGCCTTATGTGGTACAATTTCGATCTTATTTTCCTTTGAGCCATCTACTACGATTGGCAGGACGATACGGTTATCGGGTAAATCAATTATTTCCTTCAAGGGAAACCTTCGTAGATCAATAGAAACTAACAGGTCTATGCTGATGTGAAAATACCGTGAGATACGAATGAGCAATTCTACCGGAGGTTCAGCAGCTCCATCCTCATATTTTGCGTATCGCCCCCTCGTTATCATAAGATCATCTGCGATCTTTTGCTGAGAGGAGTTCAGCTGGCTGCGCAGATAACGCATGTTTTCAGATAGTTTTGACATTGCTACAAAATTTAGCAACAAATATAGGTAATTCTGATACAATACGTACTAATTTTGTTAGCATACGAGGAGAAAGGAGAAATAGATGGAACGTGCGGTGGTACACATGGATCTGGACACTTTTTTTGTGTCCTGTGAGCGGTTGAATAATGATAAATTAAATGGAATACCTGTAATCATTGGTGGAGGGGATCGTGGAGTGGTGGCTTCATGCTCATACGAAGCAAGATATTTCGGTGTGCGTTCGGCAATGCCGATCAAAATGGCATTACGGCTTTGTCCAGAAGCAAAGGTCATTAAAGGGGATATGGAAATGTATTCCAGGCTTTCGCATACCGTCACGGAAATAATCGAAGAAAAAGCCCCTGTGGTGGAAAAAGCCAGTATTGACGAGCACTATCTGGATATTTCGGGAATGGACAGGTTTTTTGGTGCGTACAAGTGGACCGAGGAGCTGATGCAGTCCGTTACCAGACATACCGGACTGCCTGTTTCATTTGCCTTATCCGTTAATAAGACAGTTGCAAAAATTGGTACAGGTGAAGCAAAGCCGATAGGTAAAAAGGAAATTCCATCGGAAATGGTGCGCCCGTTCCTGAATCCGTTATCCATCAAAAAAATTCCCGGTGTCGGCGATGCGTCTTTCCAGCTGTTGTCACGGATCGGAATCCGTCAGATACACACATTGGCGGATATGCCTGTGGAAGTCCTGCAACAGATGATCGGCAAGAACGGTATTGAACTGTGGAAGAAAGCCAATGGCATTGACAATACTCCGGTTGAACCCTACACGGAAAGAAAGTCCATCTCGACAGAACATACCTTTGACCGGGACACCATTGATCTTTTTGTACTTAGGGCATTGATTTCGGATATGGTGGAAAAACTGGCGTTTCAGCTGCGTTCCGAACAGTGGCTTACATCAACAGTAGTGCTGAAGATCCGTTATGCTAACTTTGATACGGAAACAAAGCAATCCCGCATACCTTATACATCGGCGGATCATACCTTATTGCAATGTGTGACAGAATTGTTTGATAAGCTCTATAACAGACGCATGCGCATACGTCTGATCGGTATCCGGCTTACTAATCTTGTACATGGTAATTTACAGATTAATCTTTTCGAGGACACGCAGGAAATGGTATCGCTGTATCAGGCAATGGATCACATCAAAAACCGCTTCGGATACGATAAGATCGGGCGTGCGGCTGGGTTTAGATTTATGACGGGGAGAAAGTAAGATGTACCTGAATTGTCATTCTTACCATAGTTTGCGCTATGGAACCATTCCGATCAATATGTTGGTAGAGCAGGCAAGAGCCTGTAATGTTACCACACTGGCACTAACCGATATTAATACCGTTACGGGAATATACGATTTTACAAAAGCATGTCAACAGGCAGGCATTAAACCCATTGCAGGCATGGAAATCCGGAAGGACAACCGTTTACTGTATATCGCCTTGGCTAAGAAGCAGTCCGGTATCGGGGAAATATGTCGTTTGCTTACCGAACACAACTGTGAGGGAACAGCATTGCCTGCCATTGCACCCGATTTCCGGAACGTTAACGTGATATATCCAATATCCAATACACCTGAAACCCTAAAAGAAAATGAATTCATCGGTATTCGGCCGGAAGAATTGAGCATGCTTTTTCGTCCTGAATGGAAGAAGCGATTGAATAGCATGGTGATCCTGTCTCCTGTGACCATAACGAATAAAACAGAACATAACCTGCACCGCATTCTACGGGCAATTGACAGGAATGTAATCCTTTCTAAACTTGATGAGCAGGATTACTGCTGCCCGGAGGAGAAAATGAGAGGTATTGAAGATCTTCTTAATAGCTACAAAGATTATCCCCAGATCATCGCCAATACTGTACGGGTAATGGAAAGTTGTCATTTTGAATTTGACTTCAGCACACCTAAAAACAAGAAGTTTTATACCGGCAGTAAGATAAGCGACGTCAAATTGCTTAGTACGCTTGCTTATGCAGGATTGGAAAAGCGCTATGGAAAAAACAATGCTACTGCCCGGCAGAGGATAGAAAAGGAGCTGAAGGTAATTGACGAATTGGGTTTCAGTGGCTACTTTCTCATTACATGGGATATTATACGGTATAGCAACAGTATGGGCTTTATGCACATAGGACGAGGCAGCGGGGCAAATAGCATCATTGCCTATTGCCTTGGTATTACAGATATATGCCCATTAGAGCTTGACCTGTATTTTGAGCGCTTCCTCAACCTGAACCGCAAGACACCGCCCGATTTTGACATTGATTGGAGCTGGCAGGAACGGGATGCAATCCTGCAATATATTTTTGATCGGTACGGAAAAGAGCATGTGGCTTTTTGTGGAACGAACGTGGAATTTAAGTACCGCTCTATTTTTCGTGAAGTGGGTAAGGTTTTCGGTTTACCCAAAGAGGAACTTGATTCATTAACGACAACTCCTGCTGAAAAACACGATGATAATTCGGTTGTAAAATTGGTGCATAAATACGGTAAGATGCTTGAAAAATATCCCAACCAACGCAGTATGCACTCCTGTGGGATCATTATTTCCGAAGAACCTATTACCAATTACACAGCCTTGGAAATGCCCCCTAAAGGCTTTCCGATAGTACAGTTTGACATGCACATTGCCGAGGATATTGGCTTTGAAAAATTCGATATTTTAAGCCAGAGAGGTATCGGACACATCAATGATGCTGTAAAGCTCATTAAAAAGAACAAAGGGATCAACGTCGATATCCGGGATACCTCCATTTCAAAGGATGAAAAAGTCTGTAACCAATTTCTGAGCAGGGGAAATACAATCGGTTGTTTCTATATCGAATCCCCGGCTATGCGGGGATTGCTACGCAGGTTGAAGTGCGATAATTACAAAACACTCGTTGCCGCATCATCCATAATCCGTCCGGGAGTTGCCCAGAGCGGGATGATGAAAGAATATGTGTTTCGGCATAATTATCCTGATAAGTTCGACTATTTTCACGATGTTTTTAAGGAACACTTAGGCGACACTTATGGGATCATGGTCTATCAAGAGGATGTAATAAAGATTGCCATGCACTTTGGCGGGTTATCGGCTGCTGATGGTGATATCCTCCGTCGTGCCATGAGCGGTAAAGGCAGGTCATTAGCTGCATTACAGAAAGTAAAGGAAAACTTTTTTGCATCTTGCAAAGAGAAAGGACATCCCGAAGAATTAAGCCGGGAGGTCTATCGGCAGATCGAATCATTTGCCGGTTACTCGTTCTGTAAAGCGCATTCCGCATCTTATGCTGTGGAAAGCTACCAAAGCTTATATCTGAAAGTTTACTACCCAATGGAATTTATGGTTGCCGTAATCAATAATATGGGCGGCTTTTACCGTACCGAGGTGTATGTACACGAAGCAAGGATGTCCGGTGCAAATGTGCTGAACCCTTGCGTAAACAAAAGCGAATACGAAACTACCATTTACGGGAGAGATGTTTACCTCGGTTTCATGCACCTGCAAAGTCTGGAAATGAAGATCAGTCAACTTATTCCTGAAGAACGAAAAAGAAATGGAGATTATAAGTCTCTCGAAGATTTTATCAGGCGTATCCCGATAGGCATTGAGGGTGTGCAAATACTGATCTATATTGGAGCGTTTCGTTTTACGGGTAAATCGAAAAATGAGCTTCTGATACAAGCAAGGTTATTATTGATAAAATTTAAGCAGGAAGATCGTAATCTTACGATCCTGCAAGAACCCGTCAAAGAGTGGAAACTCCCTGTATTGGAACGGTCATCATTCGAGGATGCTTTTGATGAAATTGAATCGTTGGGCTTTCCAGTTTCGTGTTCGCCGTTCGACTTGCTCCAAACCAAATACAGGGGCGTGGTCATGGCAAAGGATCTTACAAACTACCACAGACGCGAAGTAAAGATGCTGGCTTATCTTATTGCCCGGAAACACGTACCTACCAAACGGGGCGAAATGTATTTCGGGACGTGGATAGATGTTAATGGCGATTATTTCGATACGGCCCATTTTACAGATTGCCTGCAAAAATACCCTTTTCAGGGAGGAGGCTGTTACCTGCTATTGGGAACAGTAGAGGTAGATTATCATTTTCCGACTATAACCATTAGCAAAATGGCAAAGATGCCATTTATACCTGATCCGAGATATTCACATTCCAACGAACATAAATACCGTGCTCACGGTCAGATCAGGGAGGACGTGAGCATGACTGATCGAGCACCTTATCCCACAGAGGTAGGATTACCACGAAGAAAAATGTCCGGCTCCTGAATAGATTGCTTTCCCAACAGGGTAACAATATGCTCTATCTCTTGATATATCATAGACAAAAGCATGGTTGAACTAAAACTTATTAGCGATGAAAAGATCATTTTTTAGCGCATTGACCTGTATTGTTGCAGTATCAATGCTTATTGCAAACGCAAATGCCCAGGAGAATTTTTTGCAGGCTGAAATTTTCAGCGGTCAGAGCAAGCCAATGAAAGATTATCAAAAAATTGGAGAAGCTCAGCCTGGCTGGCTAATTGGAGGTGCATTCAATTATTACTTTCTTGATGGTTTTGGCTTAGGTTTGGATTTACGCTCCGTAAAGCATTCAAGAAGTCAGCAGAGTAGTGACACGATATTTTATAATGATGGGTATATATCGAATGCTTATGAAAATGAGAACGAGTTCAGGCACTTCGGAATTTCTCTGGGGCCTGTTTATCAATTACAGGCCGGGAAAATAAGTCTGGAACTCTTTGCTAAAGGAGGAGTACTGTTTCAAAAGATGCCCCAGTACACACGAAAGCTTCATGTAAAATATCATTCGCTTGACCCTGAAGCACCGATCGAAGCAAACTATAATGTCCTTAAAACAACCCATGATGCTGAAACAAAAGCATGGGCAGTAGTGGCTGGGGCTAATTTGAGCTATAATGTCACCAAAAATTTTGGTCTGTTTTTTCAGACGGATTACCACACAACTTTAGGTAAGGAATCTTTCGGAAAACCAACGAACTTTACATTTGAAGATCAACGTTTAGGACTTAACCGTCCGCTTGATGGAGTTGCCGATGGAACCGCTAAGGTACAGATGCTAAATTTCAACTTGGGGATAAAATTCTCATTTGGGAAGAGGAATTATAGAGATTACAGCGAGCTAAAGGAAGTCCAATAGTTAGTTGATATAATTGCGGCTAACAGGGCTAAATTCTTCTTATTTTTATAGATGCAAAAAGCTATGTACTTGATATTTATTCTTATCTTTGTATAGATAGTTCTTTAACACTATAAAACAATTCAGAAATCGGGACCTACTTTGGGACCTATTTCGGGACCTGTTTTTAAATAGTTTTGTAATTTACTGAAAGTAAGCGTTTTGTATTTTAAAATATAATCCCAGCCGGATCACTAAAAAGCCACCTTCAGGGTGGCTTTTTTCGTTAAAAACTGCCAATTCCTATTAAAATCAATACGTTAGCGATTCTCTCAAAAAGCGGTAAAAACAAATAAAACTATCAGAATAGAAACTTTTTGTCACCTATTCTGTCACCAGTTTTTTTGCTTTATTTTGGTGACAGAAACATCTGTACACATTGTACAGTAAGGCTTTCCGATTTCGTTCGTCCCATTTATCGAATGATTTTTTGATACAAAAAACATCAAAAATTCAACGCTATGATTACAAAACAAAAAGTAAGAGTTGTGTATCGTCTGAACACACAGAAAGAAAAAGACGGAAAACATCCCATTTTCATGCGGATATTCGTCGACCACAAAAAATCCGAAGTCTTTACAGACCAGTATGTTTCAGAAGCACATTGGGACAATAACGCCAAGAAAGTTCGTTCAGCCTGTAAAGAAGCCGATTACATAAACAGCTATTTAGACAACCTGAAAGCCAAAGTTCAGAACCAGTTTTACGAACTGAGAAGCCAGGGAAAAGAAATTACTTCAGAACAGCTAAAGAATCAACTCTTAGGCATCGAAGAAAAGCTTAAACACAAAACCATCCTCGAAGCCTTCGACTACCACAATTTAAAACTATCCGAACAGGTCAAAATCGGAAAAGTAGTTGCTAAGACATACACCCGTTACAAAATCACAAAAAACAAAGTAGAAGCATTCATACAGTACCAGTACAAAAAAGACAACATACCCCTGCCCGAAATGCGGTTGCGGTTTGTAACAGAATTTGAACATTATCTGCTGACCATTGACAAACTCCAATCCAACACCGCACACAAATACATCAAGAACCTCAAAAAGATCATGAACATGGCAGTAGGTTTGGACTGGATTCCCTCAAACCCTTTCAACCTATTCAAGTGTTCTTATGTCAGCACCGAGCGCGATATTTTGAACCAGGAAGAACTGGATGTAATCCGTCACAAGAAAATCAGCATAGAACGCCTGGCAGAAGTCCGCGATGTATTCATATTCTGCTGTTACACCGGGTTCGCCTACAGTGATGTTTACCAGTTCGAACGCAACGCGGTTATCATTGGTTTGGATGGCGAATACTGGCTTTCAACCAACCGCCAGAAAACAGGCACAAAAGAAAGTGTGCCATTGTTACCCATTCCTTTGGAAATTATTGAGAAATACAAAGACAATGAATATTGCATCAAGCACAACAAGTTGTTGCCCATCAACAGCAACCAGCGTTACAATGCCTACCTGAAAGAAATGGCAGACATCTGCGGGATCAAAAAACACCTCACAACCCACATTGCACGGCACACATTCGCCACAACCGTCACCCTGGCAAATGGCGTTCCGATAGAAACAGTCAGTGCCATGCTCGGACACAACAACATCCGCACCACACAGATTTATGCAAAAGTCGTAGAACAGAAAGTAAGCGATGATATGCAGCAACTAAGAGAAAAACTATTCGCACAATCCGGCCAACTGAAAACCAAAATAGGGTAATAAGTTCGATACAAAATCAAGGAGGGAAAAACGACCCTCCTTTTTTATTTTCGGGACATTTCAGTACGATTTTCAAAGACATCAAAACATTCATTCAGAGGCAAAAAGAATGATTCAACAACATCCATTTAAACCAATTCGGCACAAAATCACACAAATAAATACCCAACTTGGGTACAACTTGTGAGAATATTTCGACCGAACCCTTGAGTTTTGTTCCAACAACACATAAAATCAACGAAATGGCACTAGAAATCATCACATTGGAAGACTTGGAACGTTTTGGCGAAAAACTTACCGAAACCCTAAAAAACATTATCGAAGAAAACAAACAACCCGAAAAACAGGAAGACACCATCTGGCTAAAATCGCATCAGGTACAGCGAATGCTCGGAATTTCTCCCGGAACACTGCAAAATCTGAGAATAAACGGAACAATTCCCTACTCCAAAGTTGGCGGGGTCATTTTCTACGACAGAAGGGAAATCATCAAAGTGATGGAATCAAACAAGCGTAATTCCCTGTAAGATGAAAACCCCTGAAACTCCCGTCAACGGCAAAACCCTCAACGAAGTGAATTACATTCAGCACCTGACGGGCTTTTATGAGTTAATCGCCAAAGACAACCGGCTGACAACAGCACACGTCAGTCTCTACATGGCATTGTTCCAGTTCTGGAACCTCAACCGTTTTCAAAACCCCATTTCAATCAGCAGAAACGAAATGATGGACATTTCAAAGATTGGTTCAACCAACACCTACACCAGGTGCCTGAAAGAATTGGACACCTACGGTTACATCCAATATTTACCCTCATTCAATCCCTTGAAAGGAAGTACCGTCAACCTGTTCGATTTCAATAAGGGTACTGATAATAGTTGTGATAAAGGTAGTAGTAAAGCTACCGATAAAGCTTGTGAAAGGCTTGTGCGACCTTCTATAAACAAAAGAAAACATATAAACAATAAAACAAGAGAGAAGGAAAATTCGAAAAACGAATTTCCTCCCACCCAAAAAAATAAGAAAATGAAAAATCAACATTTTACCATTCCGGATTTACAAGAAGTACAATCCTACTTTCTCGAAAAGCAAAACAGCCAAACCGAAGCAGAACGCTTTTTTAACTACTTCGAATCAAATGGGTGGTTAGTCGGAGGAAAAACAAAAATGAAAGACTGGAAAGCAGCTGCACGAAACTGGATGATGCGGTCAAAAGAATTCCAAAAAGAAAAACAACCAACCAATCCACTCAGTACCAATCAAAACAAAGACTATTCCATCCCATTATAAATTCATCTAGTGTCTTTTGTCTAACCTCTTATGTCTCAACTATGGAATTACCATACAAAATAGAAAACAACACACGGATCTTTGACTGGAACCAAACCTGTCATTACCTTATCCACATCGGCAGACTTCGTTACGGTCAAAGCTTCACGCTCCACAAAGAAAACCTGAAAATAATTTATCGGTTGGTACTCTACATCATCCGGGACGAAGAAAACTGCAAACAGCGAAACATTGACCTCAACAAAGGAATCTTATTACTTGGCTCTGTTGGTTGTGGCAAAACCTCCTTAATGACCTTAGTCCAGGAACTCGCGTTTCCCGAATTTCGTTACCGTGTAAAACCAACCAGAGACATCGCCTTTGAATTTCAAAAAGAAGGCTACGACATAATTCATCGTTACGGAAAATCCAAACACACCATCTGCTTAGACGATTTAGGAGTAGAACACAATATCAAATTCTATGGCAACGAATGCAACACCATTGGTGAAATACTCTTACATCGCTATGACCTCTTAATCCATTCCGGAACTATTACCCACGCCACCACCAACCTCAATGCCGAAGAACTCGAACAAATGTATGGCAACCGTGTACGATCAAGGCTCCGTGAAATGTTCAATTTGATTTCATTCCCGGTATCGTCTCAGGATAAGAGGAAGTGACTGAAATCATTCAATTATTGGTAATTATATCGTAAGTTTCTTTTCAAGTTTGTTCAATGTGTCTATAAGTTTCGTGAGTGGATTAATCTGATTTTTTCCAACAAAGCAAAAGAAAATTTCAATGTTCAGTTCCTTACATTTTTCAATAATTGTCGTTGAAGGCATAAACCTTGAAACTAAAAGAGATTTAGAAATAACACCACCATAAGTGTCTTTTACTACTCGCATTTTATTTATGTCCTCTTGTTTTACAATTCCAGATTTACATTCAACAAAAATTAGTTTACCTCCAATGTTTACAAGAATATCTATTTCATTTTTTGTCGTGTTTGTATCTGTTTTAAAAGGAAGTTCGCATTGAATTAGTAGTTCTTTTGCTTTTGTCCATTTTGAAATTGCTTTAGCAACGGTCAACTCCCACCAACCCGCATTAAAAAATAGAGTTCTCGCATTGGGAGAATCAATTTTCAATACATCACGGCCTTGAAGCGTTATAGTAATTTTGTTAGCAGTCCAGTTCAATTTGCAGGTTTTATTTATTTCAAGCAGTCCTGATGTTGGAACCTTAATTTTATTGTATTTATCCTTGTAGGCATTTCTGATTTTAGAATTGATTTGCAAAAGCAATTTGTCGTAGGACAATGAAAAACTTTCTATGGCTGAAACACATTTAAAATCATCGTTAGAAAAATTAGAAAGAACATTTGAATGACTTATTTTATGTCCCGTCATTTCCAAAAATTCTTTTATCGTAATTTCTGATATGATTTTTTTGATTTCGTATGAAGGTAATTGTAGGAATGTATTGTCTAAGTTTATGTAAAATCCTTTTATATTTTTTTCTTGCATTATGGCTTGGGCAGCCAATACCATTACTTTAGTTCCTCCTGTCAAATTAAATTGAACTTCGTCAGAAGATTCAATCTTCTCAAGTATGTCAGTAAGTTTTTTTTTGATAGAAGTAAAATCAAACGGATTGCATTGTTTTTCAGAAAATATTTTGTCTGAAAAAAATGGTTTGAGTAAGCTAATTTTGTTTTTGGATTCTTCTGAAACAATAAAATGAATTTTATCGGGAGAAAATTCTTTTATCCCAACAAATACTGGCAAAAGTTGCCCGCCAATGAAAGTGATTTGGTGCTTCATTTTAAGAATATTTCAGGTTGATTTTTAAACGGATTGTACACAACATTAAGTATTTCAGAGCCTGGCATTGGCTTTCTTAAATCTTTGATATATTCAGAAAAATCAACGTAAACGATTCTACAACCGTAATCTTTTCCAAAAATGGAAGCTGATGCCACCATTGATTTTTTACCGCCTGTAATGTCAACCGTAATTTGTGAGTTTGGATTCAAAACAAGTTGTTCTTTCATTGCGTTATACATTGATTCAAAACTTTCATCATCTAGGTAGATGAGTTCGTAATTAGATTCAAGGAATTTTTCAAGATAACTATTATCAACTTTTTGGTTGTTTGTAGTGAAAATGATATGTGTTTCAGGCTGTACTGCTTTTGCAGTAAGAATTATTGGTTCAGGTGAAAAACCAAGCACCGAAAACAATGTGCCACCTCGAGGCAATGTATTACTATACTTTTCGCAGAAATTGTTTATCACTGCTTCAAAAAGTTTTTCAAAGTATAATTCTTGTGCTTTTTCAAATTTGCCATTTTGGGCAAGGTCAAGCCATTCTTGTAAATATGGAATTTGTTTACTCATTAGCTTTTACTGATTTTAAGTTCAAAAAATTTAAAGATGTATTTTTCTATATCAAACCTTGGTGCGGTTTTTTCTAAAAGAAAAATGTTACTCCCTTTTAAATTGCATTTATAGAAATAGTTTCCTATAATTAAGTATTCAGAATCTTTAGATTTCCCATAAAATATAATGGATGATTTAAACTCCTCTAAGTTCACATTCAAGGTGGATTTGTATGAAACAACTGGGTTTTGCGGCAATAAAGGAGCGCTTAAACCCTTTTGCTGTTCATAAGCGATATACGTTACAAATAAGTCGTTTCGTGTTGGATTAATTTTAAATTCATAAAACGATGTTTCTATTAGTTTTTTGTGAAAATCAAGAAACTCTTTTCGTTGTGTTTCATTTAAAACACTACCAACTTCAAAGCCATTAATTAAACCGTGATTTCCGTCAATATTTGCTGTAAATATCATTCCTGTTTTTTCATTAATAACACCTTTTGAATGATTAAATACATCTGCATAAACTTTACAACCAATTTCACTTAATTTTGATACGCCTTCCAAATGGTCATTTCTGTAATTCATTCCTCTGCAAAAAATAGAAACAGAAACGCTTCTTTCTATTGCTCTCTTAATTGATTGAAATAATTCTTCTATTGAATTTAATCCAACAATACTGTAAGTTGATAAATACAAATATTCATTTGCTTGGTTGATGATTGAAACAATTTCATCAAGCAAATTATTAGATAGATTTTCGCAAGTATATCTGAGGGCTGAAAGTTCTGATTTTGGCAATAAATTGCTATCAATGTCTGCTTCTGATTGAACAACTAACATTTTACCTTTTTTCTTAGTGCCTAAAAATTGCTTGTAAGTTGTGCCTTGTAGAAAAATTACATCAAATAATTTGTCAAGTTCTTCACTGCTTTTTTCATCTAAATAAGCACCCGATTCCGTATTAAAGGTTAGTGATGGTGTAGTGAAATTTGCACTTGTAATAAAGCCAATGGTTCTGTCTGCAACTATAAATTTAGAATGGGCAGTAAGCGAAGCTCTAACGTGTATGCCATTATCATAAAGTTGCTTTATGTATTTCAAATGTGTTCGTGCTGGGTTTTCCTTTATTTCTTCTTCGGTAATAAAATCAACCAAAGACAAGGAGTTTTCCAATTTGGTTGGATCTAATTGAGTAAGTATAAAAAGAGCAACTTGGGTTTCTTTAGCTTTATTCAGTATTGCACTAAATATCTCTTGGTCGGTAATAATGAAACTACAAACTTTTAAAACAGAGGTCGCTTCGCCAATTATTTTAAGTATTTCATTTTTTAAAGTAACATTACCTTCTTGAGTTAAGAAAATGGTTTCATAATCAAGAAATGGAGTAAACTCTGCTTTACTTTCGTTTAAAACGAAAACGCCTGAATTTAGTGTGTCTGTATTTTTTAAAACTAATTCCATTAAATCACTTTTAGCATATGCTTTTCTATATCGTATTTTTCTAACAGATCATATTCTCCTGCTAATATCAAATACGATCTTATTTTTTCCTTGTATTCTGAATGGCTTTTCAAAAAATCAGAAAATGAAGATTTTCTGTGCTGCTTTATCAATTCAATAAATTCTATCAATTCTTTAATACTCGAATCATCGGTAGAATAGTATAAATAAAACAAGAACACATTTCGTTCTAAACTGTTATTAAAAATCCGATAATCACGTTTTCTAATTAAGTCGCTAACCAGCTTTTGTCTATTGGGACTTTCTTCCAATGTTTTTTTGCGAATGTTTATTTCTACAGCATCGTCTTCATAAATGAGGCTATCTGAGTCTATATATTTCAAACCATACATACTCTCTAAAAACTTCAATAAATCTTCACTACTAAAATTGAAACATTTGTTGTTTGATTCCTTATATCTGTCAATCTCGGGTAAGTTTGTTGTTAAGATAAGCATAGGCTTTTCAGAACTTTCTCTTTTCTGAAACGGAATAGTTATTTTAAATTCTAAATTTTGAATACGTTCTTTTAATGTAGAATCAAAAATCTTTACATTCTTTCTTAATGTTTCGTAGTAAGTTAGTTCTTCTCCTATGGAATAAATAGCGTATCCATCTATTAGTTCTTTGATTAAGCCATTTTTTGATTTACTAACAGAAACAAGAATTTGAAAACTCATTTTGGTAAATGATATTTCATCTATGCTTTGTAGTCCATTGGGTATTCCAAAATCTTCTCTTTGCTCTATAGCAACAGCAAAAACCAATTCGGAGATTTGATTTTTTTCAGGTGGCGTATGCACCAAATCAGGGGCAAATGGTCTTATTACATAGCGTTCTCTTGTTTTCGGATTCGTTTTGTAAAAACTGTAATGTTCATTTATTAGCTTACTTTTATAGTAATTATAAAATACTTTAGGTAACGGTTTAAATGTAATTCCATCAATAAAAAAATCGTGAGATTGTTTATGACGTCTTAATTGGGTTTTGGTGTCAAAAACAGAAATCCCATCTTCGGTTAATAAATATTTTTTATCTTCTTTAGTCAATAAACCATCACTTACAAGTTTATCAAGACGTAGTTCTATCAATGCTTTTGACGTGCCGATAATGCTCCCAATTTGAAATGAGCTAAAATCAGGTTTGACTTTTATAAAATCAACAATTACTTTATCCAAATTGTCAAGCGGGTCAGGCGTGGAATCAGAAATTTCAGAGTGTATGCAATAAATAGGATATTGGATACAAAAAATCCCTTTTAATTGCCTATCCATTGCAGACAATTCTTCATAATATCTTTCTATGTCAATACTAAAATTGCTCATTAATAGGAAAAGGCTATTTGTTTTTTAGTTCTATCAATCTTTATAATTTTAACTCGTATTGTTTCATTCAATAAAATATTGTTGGAGCTTTTAATCCAACTTTTATGCAAAAGACCTTCAAGTCCAGTTTCCATTTTAATGAAATATCCGAATTCAACTTCTTTTTGAACTATGCCGTTTACCCAATCTCCTTTTTTATATTTCTTGATTGTTGTTTCCCAATTCAGATTTTTTTCTTGTTCAGTATTTTTTCTGTTATAATGTTGTGGATTACCATTTGGTGGATTTGTGGTCAGATAATTTAAAGAGTTATTTTTATTGATCAACATAACAGTAATTCTTTTAGAGTTATTATCTATTTCGGTAACTATTACATTTACCGGATCTCCCTCTACATAATTAGTAAAATTTTTATTTAAGATTTGACCCTTATGGAAATATGGAGCTAATACAGTTACCTCGTTAATATCAATAAATAAGCCGTACGGCTTATCGCTGTCTTTTGATACTCCAAGTTTTTTTGATACTCCTGTAGTAGTATCACCGACTTTGTACTTTTCTAAGAAAGATTCGAATGGAGATTTAAAATCATACAAATCGGCAACATTTATAAAGTTTCCGATTGCATCTTTTTTGCTAAGTCGCACTAAATTTTTAAATAGTTCAGTATAATCAAAAATACGGTCATAATGCGACCTTTTATCAGTAAGTGTTTTTGAATTTCCAATAAAAATTAATTTCTTTTTTGCTCGACTAAAAGCAACATTCAATCGTCTTGCATCGTCCAAAAATCCAACTTTTGAAAACTTAGGTTTTCCATTTATAACAGGGGCTTTACTGTGGTCAGATGAACGGGTAAAACTAAAAATGATTATATCATATTCCTTTCCTTGAAATGAATCAAGTGTTGAAACATCAATGTTTTTAAATTTACAAGACGACCTGTTTATATGGTTTTTGATATTTGCAACTTGTGATTTGTATGGTGCTATAATAGCAATGTTTGAAGGGTTTACTTCGTTGTCAAATAGTTTTGGCAGTATGATTTCTGAAATTGTTTCTGCTTCCGTATTATTCATCGCAGAAAAACCGTCATTTTGCTCAAATGGATTTTTTGAATTTGATGTATCAAAGAAAACCACTTCTTTATCAAAAGGCGAAGGAAAATCAAGTCTGTTCAAATGGGTTTTACTTCCCATTTTTACCTTGCCATCATAAAAAGAACTTGATACAAATTCGCCAATGTTAGGGTGCATTCTGTGCTGATAATTCAGCATTTCTATATTTTCTTTTGGAAATTGGTCTGCGTTAATTCTATTTACAATAAATTCAAAGAATGAGGTTTTAAGAGCGTGAAGAATTTCTTCTTCCAGAAACTCTGAACCGTATACAGAATTTGGAAAACTTGTTGGTTCTGATTTGTCAATAAGCGAACCGTCCATATACGGAGGTAATTGTTTTTGGTCGCCAACAAGAATTACTTTTTCCCCAAGTTCAATTGCAACTAATGATTCCGCAATGTTTGCTTTCCCAGCTTCGTCAATAATTACGGTGTCGAATTTGAAATTTTTGTCTTTGAAAATTGGGTCGGATTTGATACCAATGCAAGTTGCAAAAACCACGTCAATAGAATTGTAGATTAAAGGTTTTAATAAAATCTCATATTCATTGTTTGATTCTTCAACCCATTTTTTTAGTATTTCTATCGTTTCTTTTATTTCTGATAATGATAACTCTGACAGCCCTTTAAGTAAAATAAAGTGTCTTTGTTTATAGACTTCTTTTAAAACACCGTATTTTTCAATTAATGAATTTATATACTGATTAAGCGATGTTTTAATTTCGCTTTTATCTGTTCCGTTAATTTTTTTCGTTAAATATTCATTGGCAACTAAAAGCTGATTTGCAATAAACTTTTTGAAGTCTATTTTATATTCATCAACAAGATTGTCAATGCTATATCTTACTAATTGCTTATCAATTCTGTCAGGATTTCCAACTCTTAAAAGGTTTAATTTTGGAAATTGAGAAATTTTCTCCAATACATTATCTACCGCAACATGATTTTGTCCTGAAACCAGTATTTTTTCACCTTTTTCAACTAATTGCTGTATAATTTCTGCAATTACAGTCGTTTTTCCAGTACCAGGAGGTCCTTGAATTAAAAAGATATTTTGATTACCTACGGCTTTTTTTACAGCAGTTATTTGGTTATTACTTGAATCTTCATTTTCGGTTATTGCTAAATTTTCATTTTTGAATTGTACTGATTTTAGAATAGGTGTCTTTACCTTATCGGGCTTAACCAATAATGATTCTATGTGGTCAATCTTTATTTTTTTATCTAAAAAATCTTGAATAATTTCCCGTTGTATTTGAAATTGTTTTTTAGAAATACGTTTGTCCAAATAAAATCCATCTTTCAATAAAGAAAGTTTTATTTGCTTGTTGAATGTTATGACATAGTCATCATTGGAGTATGAAAGAATTCCGTCAGATAATTTTATGAGTTTGTCCTCATCTTTATCTTTCAATCTAACATTTACAACAGTATCTTCATTGACTTCAAGACTATCTCCAACTGTTCTCGGTAATTTTATTGCTACACCTTGATTAGCCGCAGGAATACGTTCACATTTATCGACAAATACATTATTCTCCTTTTGTTGTTCGATTAAGCTAATTTGATATTCAAGAAATTTATCAATAATAGCAAGGGTTCTTCCTTCTTGTCTTAAAATTTCACCTGCTTCGTTTTTTAACTGATTTATAGTTTCAAAACATTTTGTTTTTAGAACTGCGTAATCAAGAAATTCATTTTGCGAATTGTCAAATGGGGTTGTTCCATAAGGTGAAATAATTTTCAACTTGTTGCTAAATAGGAAAGAACCATACTTTGTATTTCTTTTCTTGGCTTCACTCGATTTAACCTGGCTATGTCCAAATGAAAAGTCCTTGATAATGAATTTTATTTCCTTTTTATCTTTACTTATTGCAACATCTCCAAAGATGTTTACATCTTCATTATAAAGTGAAAAATCAGTTTTTTGATTTCCTTCCCGAATATTTATTTTAAACCAATAGTGTTGATTAGATAATAGCTCTAAGAGTTTGTTTTCACTTTCGTTTGAAACATTGGTTTCATTTAAAAAATAAGGAATTGCATTTTGCTTAAATGTTGTCTCGTAGCTTGCGTTTCCTAATTCAAACTGTATGTATAACGTTTTGTCTGTTTTAAATTCCTTTGAAAATATTTTATCATCAAATTCAAAACCGGCTTTAATTACAATTAGTTGCTCGTCTGTTGCGTAAACACCAAGAATTGAGTTCTTGAAAAAATAGAATGATTGTAAATCATCTTCAATAAAGTTGATTTCAGGGATTGAAAATTCTTCGTCTGCTTCGTCTTGTGCAATATCTAAAGATGCAGGAACAAAGGAAAGCAATTCACTATAATCAAGTTTAGAATTAACTTTGACCCTAATCTTTTTCTCTGGATTTTGAAGATAGTTATTATTTATTATGCCATAAAGACTATCATTTGTCTTTACGATTGTAGTATTGTTGTATCTTTCAACAATATCAGCATAAAATTCATCACCACGTTCTATTCTTTCCCAAGCTACGGTGCTGCTTATAGGTTCTGAAAGATGTTTTTTGCTTAAAATAACTTGTTTATTGGGGAAGTCTATATTCAGAACAACACAATTAATTTTATCGCCAACTTTGAATTTTTTAAATTCTGCTTCACCTTCTGGAAAACACCAAGAGAGATCCATTATAGATAAACGACCAATAAAATCGTTTTCAATTTCTAATATTATCTGAGAAGGATTTATGATTGAAGTAATGTAGGTTTCAATAACAGTTCCTCTGTCATATTTTTGTAAAAACTCAGTTCTTAATTTTTCCTTACCAATCTCCATTTTATTTTCATTTTAGGCTGAGTATTCATTTTACAGATGGCAAATAGATTAAAAAAATGCATAGAAACATCTATTCACATGAATTTGTCCATTTGTGATATATATAATCTACATATAAATTCATACTAAATAATTTTTGATATTACTTGTTTATCGTTAGGCGTAATAGTGAATATGTATGGAAATAACTTCTAATTTATTAAAAATGAATCTTCTTACGAAGAACCAATATTACAAAATATATGATAAAAATCTACATAAAACAAAACATTTTAGCGTTTATTACCTCCTTAATGTAAATCTCTTGATTAAATTTTATGTCCCAATTTTGGTAAATATTTGATACAAAATCCAGTCATAAATCAGCGACAAATTTTAAATCTGTTTTTTGAAAAATGCTATATTTATTAGGTGTTTTAGCTTGTTTTTTGTCACAAATAATGACAAAATTTGTTACAAAATAAGAGGAATTACAGATGGTATAATCAAATTCAATTGAGGGTGGTCAGGAAGGTAGTCAAGTGGTGGTCAAGTTGAAAATAAATAGTAATTCTCAATTGAAAATTGATATTGAGTATTTATACCTAATCAACTAGGTATAAATACCCGATTTTCATCCATCATACACATCATATTTCAAAATTTAGTAGCATTGTATACTCATACCTGAATAACGAATCTTTTTGTCACAAATTTTTACTAAATTTGTGACAAATTATTATTTTAAACAACGTGCAAACATCTAAAAATAAGATAGAAAATAAAATTTTAAAATCTCCGAGAGGAATACTGTTCTTCGCTGAGGATTTTACAAATTATGGAACACCTGAAAATATCCGTCAGGTACTGTCTCGTTTAGAAAAAGAGAGTGTATTAGTACGTTTGGCACATGGAATTTATGTTAAGCCCAAAATAGATCCGTTATTAGGGACTATTTTACCTACTGCAGAACATGTAGCTGTCGAAATTTCAAAACGTGATAAGTCGCGAATAGCTCCAACAGGAGTTCTGGCATTAAATCTATTAGGACTATCTACCCAAGTCCCGATGAATGCCGTATATCTTACTGATGGTTCACAAAGAATCGTAAAAATCGGAAAGCGGACAATCAGATTTAAGAAAGCCGCACCAAGAAATTTTGCGATAAAAGATGAACTCCTGCATTTGATTGTCCAGGCAATGAAAGTAACAGGGCAAAAAGAAACAACAGATGATTTTCTGGATCGGATAAAACCATTCGTGCAAAAGTTAAATCCGGCTGTAATCAAAACACAATTGAAATATGGCCCTGTATGGATACAGAAAGAGATTATGAAACTATACAAAAATCAGACGGATGTGGATTAATTTAGAAAGAAATCAAAAAATACAGCTATTAGAGCAAATGAGTACCTTGACAGGATACCCTGCTTTAGTCATTGAAAAAGACTGGTGGGTATGTCTTGTTTTAAAAGCTGTATTCCAATCAGAATATGCAGACTCTATTATATTCAAAGGAGGAACTTCATTAAGTAAAGCATATCAATTGGTAGAACGCTTTTCGGAAGATATCGACTTGATTATCGACAGACATCTGTTAGGATTTGACGAACTAAATTCAAAATCTCAGATCAAAAAACTTCGCAAAGCATCAGGAGGATTTATCATCAATGAATTCAGAGAAGAATTAATACAGCAGCTCTCCAACTTGGGAATAGATTCTTCCTTATACGAAATCAAATACAATGACGAAGTAGATGATACCAGCGACCCAAATACACTGGAATTACACTATCAGTCCGCTATAGATACAGACAATGACTACATACAAAAACGGGTACTTTTAGAAGTCGGTGCACGATCACTAACCGAACCATCCGAAAAGAAAGCCGTTATTTCATTCATTGATAAAGAATTTAGTCATTTACCATTCGCATTGCCTGAGTTTAATGTACAAGTGGTAAAACCAATCAGAACGTTTATCGAAAAGACCTTACTGTTACACGAAGAATTTTCGAAACCAACAGACAAAATAAGAACAGACCGCTTAACAAGACATCTGTACGATCTGGAAAAAATGATGGATACAGAACATGGTATTACAGCAATAACCGATGATGAATTATTCAATACAATTGTAGAACACCGCAAAAGTGTTACTCCTATACGTGGGATTGATTATTCCAATCATAAAAAAGGAAAACTCAAAATCGTACCTCCTCAAGAAGTCATTCAAGATTGGGAAAACGATTACAAAGAAATGCAGCAAAACATGATGGCAGGCGAAAGCTTGCCGTGGAACGCTCTCATAGAGCGAATAAAAGAAATTGAAATAAGATTTAATGAAATTGAAAAAGAATAAGAAATGAGTGGATTTAAATTGTTGGCAATAAGACCATTGGAGGGATGTGATGAAAAGTATAGGAAAAATTTGATTCCGGGACAGATTTATCAATTTTATCAGGATTATCAATTTGAAATTTCCAAGGATGAAGAAGGCAAAGAAGTTGTTTCTGCAAAACCTTTAGAAACTAACGTTCCAATGGATTTGTACAATATTAGACGAAAAGATAAGCCAGATTTGAAGATTAATATTTCTGCAATTGTAGGTAAGAACGGTAGTGGGAAAAGTTCATTGCTTGAAATTATTTATGGTACAATCTATTTGCTAGGTGAACAGGAAGAACTTTTTGATGATGAAAGTAGCTTTGATGAGGCAAATAGACTCCTTTTAGATGCAAAAGATTTGTTCAATAAACATAAGAAATTTAAAGAAGAAACAGAATTAGAATGGTACAAGAATTTTTTTGAAGATATTACGATAAATCTAGAAGGTAATTCGGAATACCTAAAACTGAATGAAGACAAGTATAAACGAATCAGAAAATTATTTGAACGAACAAAACCAGATAATTACGAAGAATTAATAAATATTCGACAACGAACTGTTGACTCGTTTAATCACATTCATACTGGACTGAAAACAGAAATTTATTTTGAAATAGATAGTGTTATCTATGTTATTCGCGTGAATAATGATGAAAAACAAGTTTCAATTACTCCTATCCACGGATTATCCATTGAAGATTATAAAAAGAAAGAACTTTCTATTCTTCAAACATTCTTTTATTCTATAGCTGTCAATTATTCAATTCATGGATTAAACGATCGTACAATTGGTAGTTGGATAAATCCGCTATTTCATAAGAATGATGGTTATCAAACTCCTTTAGTTATCAATCCAATGAGAACACATGGGGATTTTAAAATTGAAAGAGAAGAATATCTAGCAAAATCAAGGTTGTTATCTAACCTATTATTGAATGATGAAAAAAATGAACACCGGAAATTAACTGATAAACAGATAGCAACCCACCTAATATTTACTCTTAACAAAGAGAAAATTGGTCCAGATAGACTTAAAACAATTAATGAAGACACACTTAAGGATAGAATTACTAAACAAATCCAGAGTGAATTGTATGGAACATTCAATATCAATATTGATTTAATTAATATTCCATTTAAGCAAGAAATTGAAAATTACATACTCAACAAAATTGAAAAAATATTGTATGTGTATAAACCCTATGAAAAAACATACACGAATAACTTAGCAAGATTTAGAGATGTTGTATTTGATACTGTAATAGAAGAAAAAATTCCTCAACTCATAAATGCGCTTTATACAGATGATTCTCACATTACGTTTAAATTGCGTCAGGCGATCAATTATTTAAAAAATGGCTTATTAGAAAATGTTGCTGATAAAATAGAGTGGGAATTTGGTAACCATAAATATCTTTTGGAAAGTTGGAATGATAAAGATCAATATGTCATTTCCATTGAAAGTTTATCAGATAAGCTGGCTAAAAAAACAAATGATCGACTAATTAATTTAATCCCTCCGTCGCTTTTTGATATTGAGATTATATTAACTGATGATAAATCTCTGTCGTCTTTTAAGCTATTAAGTTCAGGTGAACAGCAACATATTCACTCTATACAATCCATTCTTTATCATCTTTATAACATTGATTCTGTTTTCAATCAACCAGATCATAGTGAGATTGTTGGTACACGCTTTACATACCCAAATATTAATATAGTCTTGGATGAAATTGAGTTATATTTCCATCCAGAGTTTCAAAGAAGATTTGTTTCTGATTTACTTAAATCGATAGGACGTTTGAATTTAGGTAAAAATGATGCTAAAGATAATTTTTTGGGTATCAATTCAATCAATATTTTGTTTGCTACTCATTCGCCCTTTATTCTTTCAGACATTCCATCACAAAATGTTCTCCGTTTGGAAAATGGCATTCCATCTAATAATGAGCAAAAAGGAACTTTTGGAGCAAATATTCATGAGATGCTCAATGACAATTTTTTCTTAGATAAAGGTGCAATGGGAGAGTTTGCTAAGACGCATATTGAGGATATAGCCAAAGAAATAATAGATTCAAATTTCATTGAACTCAAAAAAGTATACGAATTATCAAAAAAGATTGAAATAATTGAAGAACCGCTTATAAAAGAAAGACTTGAGTTTTTACTTGCACAAAAGAGTTCTTTGAAAAGTAAAGATGAAATCATTGCCGAGTTGAAACAAGAAATTCAGGGTTTGAAAAATAAAAGTTAATAAAATGCGTAAAATAAAAATCACCGATGAGTATATTCGACAAATCTACTCGCCCAGAAATCCAAATCTACTCGCCCAGAAAAAACAAGCAGGGAGCAAATATACTCCCTGCTTTAAAAACCATTTAAACGCTCTTTAAATCATAATTCGCAGTCAAAGCTTCCACCTTCCTCTTATTCGAATTACGGCTCGCAGATAGCACCATATCCTTGTCATCATTAAACCAACTACATTCTGTACGTGCAGCTGTTAGATACTCATTAGGATAACTGCTCATTAGAAACTTCCCTTTGATCGTCTTCAGCGTATCAATAAGCTCATTGAAATGCTCTTGTGTGTAACCTCCGTAATGACCCTGATTGCTGTCAACGTATGGCGGATCAAGGTAGAAGAACGTTTCCGGCGTGTCCTGCTTTTTAATCAGCTCCACAGCATCTTTATTCTCAATCTGAACAAAATCTAATCTTTGAGATAAAACCTCGTCAAACAGTAGCTTTTTATTGAAATTGAGCTTTGCCTCCTTACTTCGGGTGGTTGAACTGCGCCAGGAACCTATCTTATTACTGAAGCCTTGAATTGTCCCAACCCAAAAAGCCCAGGCGCGAACTTCCGGCCGGAAGATAAAAGGATTCTCATACACAACCATTGCCTGCTTATATACATCTCTCGAATAAGGTGTGGCATCAATGAGTTTCTTCAGTTCTTTATAGTTTGTTTTTAACTGATGGTAGAAATTGACAACATTAGCATTGTAATCATTGATAATTTCAACATCTGCTGGTTCTTTAGCAAAAAAGACAGCGCCTCCGCCAAAGAACGGTTCTACATATACGTGATGTTCCGGAATGATTGGTAAAATGTGTTTTAGCATACTCTGCTTTCCTCCGTAATAACTAATTGGTGTTTTCATTTTTTAATCTTTAAATTGTTTTTACTTTTGCATCACCGCACAAAAAAATTGCATAAACGCACTCCAAGGATATTAGTCCTCGGTAGCGTTTATGCGATTTTCTTTTTTTTGTGTGGTAACTTAAAAGGAGGCCGGGGACTTTTTTACCTGAACACCACCCCGTCAAATGAGATCACATAAGTATAGTCGTCCGGAACACTGTTTACCCATGCTTTCAGTTTTACTTCTCCGTTAGTCTGAATAGTGACCTGAATCATTTTAGCAGATGAAGACAGCGGAAGGGAAAGCACCTGCTCGGTTCCCGGGCGATAGCCAGCCGGCAACGTGAATAACGTACTACCAATAGATAAATCCTCTGCCCATCGGCGACCAGTTAAATGAATTCCTGAAGCAAAATCTTTCCAACCTCTGATCAGGTAAGTTCCTTCCAATGTTTCTCCCGGAGGAATCGTCTGTGTAACCAATGTTGTCATGGGAGACAGACGAGATTTCAGCTGTGTTTCTATTGATTGTATTGCCGTAACATAAGAGCTGTAATCCACAGCTCCAACAGGCAACGTATTCGATTGAATCAGTTTTCCGCGTCTGATAGCATATACGTCATGTGTGAGGCCATTTTTAAATTCTTTCAAGCCGGACGGATCAAATGATTCAATCACATCAAAGTACTTATACGTAGTGCCTGCGTCTGGTTCGCTTTGGGATGGAACAAAAAACACCTCATTATTCAAGAAGATAAAACCTTCAGTTAAGGTCAGGGTTCCGCCACTGATCGAAAGTGAACAGCCTGATAAAATTATCTGCGTATTGTTATTCAGAAGCGGAGAAGCCAAACCTTTAAAGGCTTCAAAAAGTCCGGTTTCTATCCAGCGAAAATCATTCATTTTTAAATTAAAACCGCCGTTATAAGTTGTGGTGAGCCTATTCATATTTAATAGTATAATTAATAGATGGTAACTTGTATTTTTTGACTAAAGCATGGAAATAGTCCTGATTAAATACCAAAGCAATTGGTATGTGAATGATAAATCCGGATAATGATTCATCAGATTTAAAAATGTAAAGAGGATCTTCCAGTTCTGAAGCGTTGAAAACAAACGTTTCCTCATTCTGTTCCTCCACATTAAAGATGTAAACATCGTCTGACTCTATGTAATCTTCAATCCAGATACGTTTTAAAGCCCCGTCAAATTCCCGGTTCAACAATTCTTCCAGCACACACACCTGACCGTTCCAGATAAGTTCATAAGTTTTGCGGTCATAAAATTGCTGGAACTGTGTGTGAAGGCTAATTAATGGCTTCATGACACATTGGATATACAACAACAACTCTATTCTATAAAGCCGGGGAGAAACCAAAACAGAAATCAAGTATATAAAGTCTATTGTGATCATGCTATCAGATATGTAATTGTTATTGCCAAAGGAAATGCCGGATCAATTTTCATAAAGCCAGCATTAGGCGTGTAATAATCGCCAACCGGCTGATAAGGATTAGCACCGTATTGAACGTCGCACGACTGTAATACAGGATTCTCAACTCCTAAAGCTCTCTGAATTTGATCTGTTAAATCTGTAGGTGTGAAAATGCCGTTAAATGGCAAATTACGGATGTAATTATTGATAGCATCTTCTACCGGTTTAACGGACGGATCCGAAAGTAATACACCCGAAGTATTCATCACCATAGGATCAATATAAACCTTGTAATATACTTTCATTAAATCAGCAGATCGAGAAACTGCCCCAACTTTCAGACCAGCGAACTTGATTTTTTTCAAATAAATATCAAAGGCATCTTTTTCCGGACCAGTCAATGGTTCCGGATCATTTCCGTTTAGTTTCGCCACTTTAATAAGCACCATTTCTGTCAGCTCCGTTACGGAAGCCATTTTAATGATTCGCGCGGATTCGTTAACAGTTGGATATACGAATTCAGTTCCATTAAAAACCAAAGCGTCGCCGTATTGAAACTCTAATGCTTTCTGCTGATACCAGAATGTATTACCGACGCGTATCTGTTTTGCTCGGTTTTCAATCCATGCTCTGTGTTCATCGAACAACTTTTCAATTGTCCATACAGCAACAGCTGTAACGAAGAATATCAATCGCCAGACCGCTACTTTACTGCTCGTTGTTAAATCACTTAACAAGGCCTGATAGGATGAAATGTTTGGCTGTAATGCTGTAAGCTGAGCCATTGATTCTTTCTCAGCGATCATTTCATCATAAATAACTTTAATCGTTCGTGCCATATCTTTTGTTTTTATTCATCTTCCGGATCAGGAATTATACACTCGGTTGGAGTGTCCTCATAATAAGCTGCTCCTATTCCTGCCAGTGCAGCATCCCAGATTGCCAATTGAGCAGTATCATTATCTGCTAATGCCTGTTCGTACTCTTCAACAGTGATTCTTCCGAATCCTGCTATACCAACTCCTGTAGGTGCTTCAATGCACTCAGGTAATTTCCAAAATGATCCCATTTATTTTGTTTAATTGTTTACTAACTAATAAAATATATTCCATCCTTTTGTGTATAATGTCGTTTCCACAGATGATCCGGAACCGCCGAATGAACTATACTGAAGTGATGTCATAGTAATAATCCCTCCTACATTTGCGAAGCCTAAACTATTAGCATATTCGGCGAATCCGACCACTCCAAAAACAGAAGTTTGTGTAATATTATGACTCACTTTATACCCATCTAAGCAAAGTGAAATGCAGTTCAGCAGTCCCGTTAGTTCGATGGAGAAGGTTTGTGATGACATATTACGAAGGCGTATTCTCTTCGCCTTGGAGGAGGAAACGACAGACACTGATAAGCTGACAGTAAGTATCATGTCAAGGTCTATTTCTTCAATATTTGAAGCCGTAAAAATAGTGGTGGCATTGACCGGTCTAAACAATACCCCTTCAGGTAGTGTTCTAAGAGGGCAGAGATTAAAAGCATTCGTGGCAATGTCTATATCATAAGTACCGGGGCTGATCTCAAGATTTTGCAAATTAGTGGCTGAATTAAAAAGGGAAGAGATATTTTTCAATTTAAAATTTTTAAATACAACAGATTCAAGCATTGAAGCTGGCTGTGAAGAAGAACCGAAATTGACTGTCCCCGAAATAACATTGGTATCGTTTGACACAATGATTTCTAAAATATTAATCGGGCGATTCCCGTAGGTAGTAGTGCCAGATGCTCCTATATTGAATGATGTATTTCTTGAACCATTTGAAGATTTTATCTTCAGCCATACTTGGCGATATCCTCTAAATTCGGAACCAGGCAATCCTATATTATAACCAAACATAAGATTAGTGAATCCAGATGTTATTGTTGCTACAGGCGGCAAAGAAACATCGGAATATACTTCGACAACAGTTGATCCTGAAAACCAATTTATTCCTCCTAACGAAAGCCAGTTAGGACTTTGTGAAAATAAAGCAAACAGAAGCCAGTAACAGTTGTCATTTGACGGAATTACAGGACGTGTCAGCCATTTAGTCGGGCGTTGCCAGCTACGTTCAGGGAGTTCGACAAGCAGATCATTACCACTTCCGGAAACTGTCAGAATATTGCCTGATGTATCTTTTACAACTATATCCTGAGTAGTTCCTGCCTGCCAAATATTGAAAGGCTGACCGTTTACCGTTACTGTCACATTGTAAGGATCTGTTCCGCTCATGCTACCAATAACCGGGTATTCAACAGATGAAGGATTCAAGACCGTAACAACGTCCTCATTGATCACTCCAGGAGCGATATATTCTCCTTCAGGAATATCTAATACTGTCAATGAATTGGAGCTCATGAAATCAAATAATCCCGATATTGCGCCGGAATGCTGGAGCAATACGTCAAAGATCGTTTGTGGATCCTGTTTAATTATACGTTGCTGTTGCATTTACTTCTGTTGTTGCTGTATTTACACTTACTTTGATATTTTTTGCTCCATCCGCTTCAAGCTGAAGCTGAATGTTTCTTTCCAGTTCCGCAGCGATCTTCGGAGACATCGGCGCATTCACATATTGAAGAATGTTAACCCCGATCAGCGGATGCTGCTTAAAGTGTCCAGGAGCTGAAGTTATCACATGGTTAATGTGCTGCTCATCGCTGTAATCAACGTTAAAATCACCATTTTTAAAAATGTCTGCAATAATGATATCCTTAGCCATGAGTTACATTTTTGTTTTCCATATCCTTAAAAGTGATTGCCTGAGAAGACATAGCACCATTGAACGCAGTTGCTCCATTCGGGCCGCTGGCTGCGGTTGAAGCTCCGACTGCATTCAACCCTGTCATTACAGCATTCTTCATTGCCTCACAATATTGCTTCAGTGCATCCAGGTTATTTTCCAGGTCTTTCAGTTTGACCAGGCCGCCAAAATCATCACCGCGCAGCTTCAGCTGTTCCTTTGGCATCAGCTCCATATTGACTATCTCGCTAAACAAAACAACTTTTAAATTTTCCAGCTTGCCATCGGCCATAGCACACAACACGATACTACCAACCTCCGGCTCTATGAATACGCCTGTCTCGTCATCGTTCAATACTGATCTGATCGTCACATCTTCCACGGTTCCGCCCTGGTTCAATTCAACTGATATTGTCCAGTTCACGGACTCAAAAGACTTTACTGTTCCGATCAGCAGATCAGGCTTAATCATCGACTTAACGACTTGTCTTATTGCTTTTACAATTTCACTCATGCGCTTGCTTTTGGTCCTGGTTGTACATCTTGTTCTATTCCGGATACTCCGAAGGAATACTTTACACCGTCGATATAATAATCACCTGTTTTGTCTGAATCCTGAGAATTCTGAAGCGTCAGTATATCGCCATGGAAAACGATCGGTGCGCCGAACAATTTAAGATCACCACGATAGCCATCATACTTTAGTTTCTCAGCTTCAGCCTCGGCAATTGGTTGCAATTGACTTTTGGGAATGTTAAAGAAATTAAGTGTTCGTTCTTCTCCGTCCGGATCACCAAACTCCACCTCTTCTTTTTTGCCATTAGCCATGTTTGAGATGGCAGTTACTTTAATCTTCACATCTTCTTTAGCCATATATTCCAGATTCTGAGATTTCACATTGCAATCAGAAGACTGATCAATAATCACTGTGTGCCGCTGATTGGAAGAGTCAGAATATTGTTTTCCAACGACCAACCAGCCTTTTCGGAAAAAGGAGTGAAAGCCGTATTCCTCTTTAATCTCATCCAGCAGCTGTGCACCTGTCTTTTTACTGACTACCTTTGAAGGAATCGTCACATCAAAAGCATCCACAGGAACGTTTAACACTCTCTGCAGGTAATCGCCCAATTTTTCATTTTTACAATTCTCGTTGATCTGAATACGCTTTAAATTCCACATCTCATCTTCACATTCAATCTCCACCGGCACTTTACTTCGAACCCGTGCAACATATCCTTTAAATATCTCTGTTAATGGTGTGCCTTCATAGCCTATCTTTACTGATACTTCACTGCCAACAGGGATTGCTTTTTTCAAATCATTGTAATCAATTTTCAATGCGGCAGGAAGCATAATAACAGCCTTATCCGTGAACTCTTTCCACGAACTTTCAACTGTAACCTGGTGAACAAAGTCAAACCAATAGTTACCGATCGTTATGCTGCTTTTTAAAACTTCCATACTCAATACATTGGTGCGGTTGATTTAAGATCAATGATCAGTGGCAGTGGTTTGGTCTCTTTTGCATTGAAGGAATAGGCCTGAAGATTCCAGTGAGGTGTTTTCGTTAGCGTTTCTGACAATACAACGATTTCGTAAATCCCCAGCTTATTCATCAGCTCATGTTCTATTTCAATAGGTGAGCTCTGATTCATCCATCCTTCGTATTCAATTACTTCTTCCAGCGGATATCTCGGTTCATTAGTGCTTAGAATTCCGGATACGGTAATTTGCCATTCACCATTATTAATGAATTCGTCAACAGAAGTATCCCTGCCCTGAACAATGGTTGAGACAATATTTTTTGTCCTGGTTAATTCAACAACCGCCGATTCAAGTAACATATCTCTTTGTCCCGGCTTGCCTTTAAATAATAATGGTTGCCACAGTGGCATTCCCGGCAGATAAGAAGACATGCCATAGTCTTTCTTGGATGCGATTGAAATATTCTCATAACCGATCGCAATCTTTGTAGCTTCCTCCAGCGCGATTTCATATTCTATCTTGTCACGGGACGAAAGCAACTTGTTGACAGCAACACCAAGCGCCGGATAGTAATTAATATCCGCCGCCATCACTGCTAAATCTTGTATTTTAAATTCCATTTAAACACTTTTTAAATTGCGGTTTCATAATCTCGCACAGCTCCGATCAAAGCTTCGGATACTTGTTTCTTAATATCTGCAGCCCCTTCTTTTACTGAGCTTGTCTGAATGATCAGATTCTCCACCAGGCGTTCTATTCGAACACTGATGTTTCGCTTTTCACCTCCGGAACCTGATCCGGAAGAACTACCGGAAGCCGCCGATCCTGATTTCTGACCTAAGCGTGACTTTAAGCGTGTAATTTCACCAGCCAGCCTGTAGTATTCTTTTGTACCGATCTTTGTTGCCGATTTCTGCTCTTCCAGTAACTTGATCTGCTTCTTAATCGCTGCTTCCGTATCATCCGCCGGTTGCTGTTTCGTTTCCAGATCAGGAATCGCCACCGGAGCTTCCGGCTGTGTTGCTTCGGGTTGTGACGAAGTCTTTTGTGCGTTCAGTTCTTTTTGTAAAGAGGCAACATTTTTTCGGTATTGAGATTGTTTTTGCCGCGACTCTTTTCCTGATTCATGCCAAGCTGACGTTCCCGTTAACCAATGAGCAGCAATGTTTGCGATGTTAGGCCCATCCTGCTTATTAAGAAGCTCATCTTTCTTTTCCTGAACCAGAAGTTCTTTATTCGCTTCTAATTCCGCTTGCTTATCAATATTTTTGATAAGATCCTTATAAGCACTATTTAAGTCTTCTATACGTCCTTTGTGCAGATCATACTTTTGAATGATGCCAGGATACTTGTTGTTTAATTCTGTCAAGGCCTGCTTGTAATCGTCAGAACCTTTTTTGGCGGATTTTAAACGGCCGAAAAGCAGATCCAGTTCTGTACGTTCTTCTACTGTCTTTTCAATTACCTTTTGTTTAACAGCAGCTTGAACCTGTGCCGCTACAGTATTTGTTTTCATCGCTCGTGTGAGCGCATAAATTCCAGCGGCAGCTGCCACAGTACCGGTAATGATCAGGCCGATCGGATTAGCGTTCATCGCAGCATTCCATATCAATTGAGATGCGGACGCTGCTTTGGTTGCCACATTCTGGTAAATTGTGGATTTACGAAGTAGTTCGATTCCACTTTTCGCACCGGTAACTAATGGAACAAACGCCGATATTTCACGAACAGTTTCGCTCAGAGGTGTCAGGTAGGCAATCGTTCCGCCTGTCAGGTTGTACAACGACACTTTCATATCATCAACACGCGCCTGCCAGCGTGCGAGCTTTTCCTCGTCAGATTCCATCATGGTTGCTGCATAACGCTGCGCCTCGTTGGTTCCTCTGATGGACGCTGTCATTTCATCCTGCGCATCTGCAGTAGCGATCAATGCTTGTGCAGCTCCGGAATAAGGACCGCCGAATAATGCCCCGATCAACGCAGTATCTTTAGCGATTGGTTTCAGCATTCGGAGTTTATCTGTGAATGACACCGTGGTATCCGCTAATTTGCTGATGTCAATACCAGCACCCCGCAATTCGTCCTGAACTTTCTCCGGCAGGAAACGGCCTTTTGAGAGCTGCTCCAATACATTTCGAAGAGCAGTTCCACCTTCTGCAGATTTATAGTTTGCTTTGTCCAGGAACTGAAGAGATGAAAGCATTTGTTCAAATTCCAAGCCAGCACGTTTTGCAGCACCTCCGGCAACACCAACTGCCGCCTGCAGTTGTGGCAATTCTGATGATCCGGCATTTGCGGAGGCAGCCATGGCATTCATCATGACCGTCATTTGCTCCTGCGCTTTTGCGGCATTGGTCAGGTCAACATTGTATTGTTGTACTGCAGTGGAAAGTACTGCGGCAGCTCCGGGCACATCTCCACCCATAGATTTTGCCAAGACCTCCGCATTACGAGCCATAAGATTAAACACTTTCGGTTGTTGTGCCAGCTCCGGTCCGAGCTGCGCAAGAATCAACTTGAAAGTTTCAATGGATTTAGCGGCATCACCCCCGAATTCCTTCGCGTTCTCGCGGGCCATATTACCAAGCTCCCGCAGTTTTTTACCGGTAATCCCGGACATTGCCTCCAGCTCTTTCAGAGCAGCGTTATACTTTAATCCCGGCTCAGCAGCATTACGTAAACCTTCCGAAACATTATCAATACCCTGAATGACTGATTGAAAAGAAATATTCTTCAAAGATTTGCGCATGGATTCCCATGTGTCTTTCGAAGCTTTTTCCACATCTTCCACTTTATCACGCAACGAGGTTACTTCCGATCGGAGCTTTTTCAGCTCTTCGAAAATACCGTGGCCGATATTCATATCGAATGTTGCGTCACTCATTGTTCTTGTGGGTTATTGATTGCTATATATGCTTGTATTACTGCAGATTTTATCGTTTCTCCCATTGCTGCTGCCGCGCGTTTTTCTTTGTAGTCTAACAGCCACAACACATCTCTGGAGCGTTCGATAAATTCTTCATTGGTTAATGAATTGGGGTCTAAGTGAAGCTCACTGCGGATTAACACAGCGAGCTTTCTGAATTCGGCCATCCCTATTTCCCCAGGTATGGGAGTGGCTATAGCTTTTTTGAGCTTGCCTTATAGAATTTAAATAGTGAGGCGATCTCGTTGGCTACTGCGAGTTTCAATTCATCTTCTGAATTGATCAGTGGATCCCCACCCAGATAACAATTCTGAAACAGGAACAGATTTTGCTTCACACTATCGTCAGGTGCATATTCTTCTGCAGCCAGAATCTCATCTAAGCCTGGTTTACGAGCAACACCAATGATCTCTTCAAATTCCTGCTCTTTTCCCTCCTCGCGTGGAAGAGGTATTTTTACGGGAATCTCATAAATCTTGTGATCCCCATATTCTTTTTTCCATGCTGCTATCTGGGCAGGTGTTACTGATCTTAATTTCTTTGTCATTTTATATTAATTAATGATTAGAACTCTGTTTGTGCGTGCCATTTGATATCGGATGTAATCAACTCAAATTCGTATTCAGATAACATATCGCCAGCTGAAAGAGCTCTTCCGTTAGTGAGGAACTCGCAGTTCCGAACTACATCGACCACCAGCTCATCAGCACCTTCTGGGAGATAGGTTACGACTATGTCAAACATTGGAATTGACTGTAAGCGTCTGCCACCAGCCGCTTTTTGAATCCCTACCACTTCAAACTGATAAAGCTTGATTTTACATGTCGCCTTATAGTTCCCACGCCCCCTGTTATTTGGCATACCTCCGGCGCCAGGATTGTCTTGTTTATCGGTGGTGTCATCGTAAGAAATAGAAGAAAAACCCGTCACGGATCTTCCTAAAAAATTGAGCCTAACGGAAGCGAATACATGCCGCTTCCCGTTAATTAATGGTTGTAAATCTGCCATGAATTACGAGTTAAAAGGGTTATTAAATCCGATTTTGATAATTATCTTTCTGGCAGTTCCTACCGGAGTAATGGTCAGTACTGCTTCCAGCTGAGAGGTTGCCAGGATATCCTGAGCAGGCTCTATTGTGAATGTAAATCCGGAGATTTCGCCAGCTGTCAACATTTCATCGGTGATCGTTTTGTTACCGACTTGTTCCAACATAGCTACCACATTAGGAGCGAGCTGACCTGTATTTGGGTCAACATAGATCGGACTATTCAGATAAGGCAAAAATGCGCGTCTGATCAGGCGGGTAGCTTTATCAATAGTCCGGTTGTTTTCCAGGTAAGCGAAATCATCAGTTAATGTGGTACAGGTGAATGAATCGTTCCAGTACAAGCCTGCCTGCGGATCATCCGCAAAATCCTTCAGGAACACCAGTCCGTTATCATTCATTGTTGTGAGCTGGGATAATGACAGCTGAGAAATTTCAGTTCCACCAACAGCTGCTTTCATCAGGTTGCCGCCGATCTGGTTGAATTTCTGCAACCATCCGATATTCTCATGTACAGCTGCTAAGGACGCTGTCCCAAGCGCCCGACCGATAGCACACCGATATTTTGTATCGTTATCCTGAGCAATAGCATAGTTTTGACCAGCAACTGCAGTTACATTCCGTGCATTTTTGTTGTGATAATTTGTCGATGTGGCAACAGCAACTGTCAAGCCGACCATTTCCACCAAAGCAGATAATGGGTAATGATTAGTACGCAGTGTTGTCGTTACTGACTGAGCAGCGGCGATCACTGCATCCAAATCAACAGGCGTTGCCGGAATACCCGTTAACTTATCATTGTAGCTGTAGCCGACCAGCTTGACAGCTCCACCGGAACCAAGTACCAAAGGCTCTGTTTTCTGAGTGACCATCTGTGCATACGTCAGTGTATTATCGACACCATATATCCATACTTCTCCAGTAGATGGATTAGAAAGGAAAAAGTCTTTGATGTTTTCATACACCAATACCTTATTAGTGGTATCATACGTCTCGTCGATCAGGAGCGCATCCAGGTCAGCCAAAGCTGTCAGCCTGTATGCTTTATTCAACTGAAACCCGCCGACCACTGCAACCGCGTTGAACAACAGACCGCTAACGCCGTCTGTTGCTGCCACACGTCTTCCAAGGCCTCCGGACTGCTGAACTACTATTACATCATTAAAAGCCATGATTAATCGTTTTGAACAGGTTTGTAATCTTCCTCGGAAACATCCTCAGTTTCTTCTTCTGTTGCTGCAGGATCATCCGACTGAGGTTTAGAAGCGTCAGCAATAGCTTGAAGCAACTCGGCTTTTTTAGATTTTGGATTCAGATCCAATCCTAATGTTTTGCCAAATTCAGCCAGTTCCTTATTGGTTTTTGCGGACAGATCGCCTTCTTTAACAAGAGGCAATACTTTTGTTTCAGATTCAATTTCAGATTTCTTTACCGTCTCGAACTTTAGTCCTGATTGCTGGTGAAACTGATTGGCATAACCTTCGTTCTTACGGGTGAAGATCTGGCCGTCTGCGAAGAGGATACATTCCGTTTCCTCCGGATATACCTTGAAGAACTCTTCAAGGCGTGAGATATGCTCTTTTTTCATTGTTGTTTTGTATTAGATGATTTTCGTTCTTCGCGTGGAAGGAGCGCAAGAAACTCCGGGCGGATCTGATCAGGGAACTGAGATTCGGAAACACGAACCCGAGTTTCAAGGCAGTTATACAGGCGATTTTCAACATCTGACAATCGGCTGTTAACTGTAAACAGCCATACCGCCATAATGCCTGTTGCGCCGTATTTTAATATGTATTCCGGGAAAAGCTTATCCATTGCCGTTGTTATTTACCAGTCCAAAATTCCGGGTATGCTTCTTTGACCTTGAATGACGGGCAGGCTTTAGCTGCTACTTCATTATGGCCGATCACTTTAATATTGGGGATCAGTCTGCGTATCTCTTCCAGGCATACTTTTAACAGGTGTTTCTGGAGTTCCGTCCGGGTGTCTTTTGGCTTCCCGGAGGAATCAATACCGCCGATATAGGAGAAATGCACTCCACAGGCATTATATCCTATCGCGCCGTTCGTCACGTTATTGAAGTCCGACAGAACAGTAAATCCGGACGTACCTATCAGTATGTGATAGCCGGGATTCTGCCACTTTAAAGTATTCTTCCAATAGTTTAAAATAGATGATACAGAAGCTGTCGGCTGGGTAGCTGCACAGTGAATCACCGCGTGAGTTATCTTTCTTTTAATTGAGAGATTTTTGAAGTACTCTCTCAGCTCCTGTTCGCTTTTAGCAGCCGGACATTCTTCCTGAATATCCGGGACAGCCATGAAATCTAAATCCTCACAAAATTCTGATTCGGCAAGAATTCCAACCTGATAAAGCTCCTGTATCATCTGTATCTGTGTTTAGTAGTTAAGCAGCTGGTGAATAGATCGCCGCAATTCCTTTGTTTCTGATCGGCATGGATAATCCGCGCATTTGGAAACCAAATTTGTCACCTCGTTCATCCGGATCTTTCTCTCTGGCGAACATATCAACAGTTCCCTGCGCTCTCATTACTTCATCTTTATGAAATGCAATGGATGCACGCACGTCTGTGGAAGGAGCATCAGTTGCCTGCCATGCCACTTTAGCACCAGTTGTTTTGTTGTAACGAGGTAAGCGCTTGGATGCCAAAGAATAGAGTTTGAACCCGTACAACGACTTATCTTTCAGCAACTGGTTGTACAGATCCCGGTCTTCATTCTGCAGATCCATTCTGTGTTGAGCTGACAGTACAAGAATTCTTCCTTCTGACGGCATCTCAGCTTCATCAAATTGCCGTTGTAGATTCAACACGTCGGCAAACGTCAGGCGTTTATTACCGGAACCATTGTTGGCACCGGTAGCGGTGATAATAGGTGTATAAGTACCGTTTGTTGCAGGGGCGATCCGGAAAGCGGCATATTCCATAAAGCGCATTCTCAATGCCATCCGATGACCGAAAAGAACAGAGGAGCGTTTATCATACGAAAGCTCTGCCGTTTCAATGGCACGAATCAGCGTATTCTCTGTATCATACGTATCCAGCGGCAGTGCCAGTGCTGTATCTGCACGCTGTGCAGTGGCGATCGGATAAGAAGTATTATTGATCAGCACATCCGGATTAACACCTGCCTCCGCCAAGTTGATAGTGTCATTGTCAACGAATGCTGTCATATCACGGCATTCGGATAAGAACATATCATCTGCGTAGAATCCTTCCATCAGATCCGGAAGCCAGATTTCTTTGTTTAATCCTGCCATGGCTGTTGATTCATAGGAAGGCGTCATAAAGGAGGCGATACCTACACCAACAGCGCCGGCAAAGAAAGGGATGCCAAGAACGGCACTTACGGGAACCGCTATCATCGTGACAGCGATCAGGGCGAAAAATAGTTTCTTCATTGTTGCTTGTGTTTTGATTTTACAATTTGATTCCTGTCTTTTGCGCCAGGGCTTTGTAGCGGTCAGGATCTTCTTCTTTCATTTTTAAAAGCCCGGCAGTGTCTTTTCGGGACCAGTCGGTGAAGCTCCAGTCCTTATTCTCTTCAGATACAGGATTGCCTTTGTTTGCTCCCGGAGTGACCGGTAGGTTTTCTTTAGCTTGCAACGCGGCTATTCTTCGTGCTGCCAAGTCATAATTGGCTGTTGCCAATTGTTCCCAATCGTCAGACTCTGCCTTTGGAATTCTGCCGTCAGCAACGGCCGGATCAATCAATGCACGGATGCGTGCTTTAGTCGCAGCAGCTGTCTTTTCCTTCAGATCATCATTCTCTTTAGACAATCTTTCTACAGCTTCATTTACCTGCTCGTCTGTAGCGTCATCCGCTACGCCAAGAATTGACTTGGCTTTTGCGCTCAATTTCATGTGCTCATCATTTTGATTATTACTTGGTTGTTTAATGAATTTCTGATCGAAGGTGTTAGCCAGGGCAGTGAAGGACATGGATTGCAATGCAGCCAGATCGATATCATCCAGCACGGTATCTGAGATCTGATCTACTAATCCGGCATTCAGAGCTTCTTCAGCGCTGAACCAGTTGTCACCATTCAGCCAGGCTTTTACTTCCTCTTCGGTTTTACCTGTCTTAGCTGCGTACTTGGTTATGAACTGTTTTTCCATTGTCGTCAGCAGCTGTGCTGCTTTGCTCATCGAACTGGCGTTGCCTTCCACGATTCCGGACGGCGCATGGATCATGACAAAAGCATTATCCGCAATTGATACCGTATTACCTGCCAGCATCAGGATAGATCCCATACTGGCAGCGAGGCCGTCAATTACAATGTGGATCTTTGCCTGTGAGTTCCGCAGTGCATTGTAGATAAGATTACCGTCGAATACGCTACCTCCGGGAGTGTGAAGATGAATCGTCGCTTCTGTCTTTGACTTTAAAAAAGCCTTTAATTCCGATGCGATGTACTGCCCGTCACCACCCCAAATGGTTCCATATAACTGACCTGTTGATCCCTCTGATGTGAAATACATTTTACGTTGTTTTGAACTCCAAAATTGAGGGCGTTTTTTGGCTAAAAAAAATCAGGAAAACACAAGAGTAATGCTACTGTAACATAATGTTTTTAAGGCTTAAGCATTATGAAAAAGCAATTTTTTAAGGTCTGAAATTCCGCTGAATTTTGATTCATGAATCAAGAGGAAAAAAAGCAGAGAGCGTATGAGTTTTATGTCCTTTCTTCCGTGAAAAGAACCCGGAAAGAAATTGCCAAACTGGCACAGGTGACGGAGAAAACACTGCGGGAATGGATCGACAAATACGACTGGGATAAACTTCGGGAAGCCCGGCAGATCACACGACCACAATTACTTCAGGAAGCCTATGCACAGCTGAAAGCTATCAATCAGGTCATTCAGACAGAACACAACAATGTTCCGAACAAAGAGCTGAGTGATGCTAAAGCAGTGATCCGTAAGGAAATTGAAGCGTTTTCATCACAGCCAATTCACCGCTACATTGAAGTGTTCGAGGAGTTCATCGAATGGCTGTCAAAAAATGAGCCTGTACAGCTCAATACGTTCGGAACGCTTTCTCAGCGATTCATACAGGAACTATCCAAACAGAAGTAGAAGTAATGGCTGGCGAAACACATAAGCTGAAGGACAAACAGGCAGTCAAGCGCTACGATGAATTAATCCAGCGGATCACGGCTCACAGTCAGATCAATCCTTTTGAGACTGACAAGGAAAAGAATGTCCGAATCTCAAAAGCAAAAGCAGACTTCAAGTATTTCGTTGAAACCTACTTCAAACACTACGCAGAGAGCGAAACTCCTTTTTTTCACATCCGGATAGCAAGAAAAGTACGGCGGAACAAGAAATACAAAGGCTGGCTAAAGTGGGCGCGCGGACATGCTAAATCAGTAGTTGCTACTGTACTGCTTCCGTTATGGTTGTGGATCAATGATGACATTAAATACATGGTCGTTGTTGGGCAGACGGAAGATAAAGCAAAAATTCTGCTTAGTGACATTCAGGCAGAGTTCGAATACAACCAACTACTGATTAACGATTTCGGTGTTCAGAAAGGCACTAATAACAAATGGGAAGAAGGGTATTTCGTCACCAATTCCGGCTTCAAGGCAAAAGCGCTCGGAATGGGACAGGATCCGCGCGGATTAAGAACAGTTGCTGATCGGCCGGACTATATCGTCGCGGATGACTGGGAAGGAAAAGATACAGCCAAAAATCCGAAACGCCAGGATGAATATGCCGAATGGTTCCTGCGAGGAGTGATCCCGACAATGGATAACAAAAACAGGCGTGTCCTTATCGCGCAGAACCACTGGACGCCAAGAATGATCTTTTCCAAGATCGTGGAAGAAAATTCCGGCTGGGATATCGACAGGCTTGACGGTTATGATCCGGTAACTTATATGCCTACCTGGAAGGAGAAGTACGACCGATGGTTCTTTAAAGAGATCGAGCAGGAAATAGGTACGATCAGAGCGTTAGCAGAGTATAATAATACACCACATATCGAAGGTAAGCTATTCCTGGACGAATACATCCAATGGTGTAAGCTTCCGCAGTTACGATCAATGACAGCTATCATAGGCCGCTGGGACGTAGCGTTTGCCGGCACAAAGACTTCCGATTATAATGCCGTCCGGATTTGGGGCTTAAAGGATGGTAAAAAATACCTGATCGACTGTTTTGTCAAGCAATCCAAAGTAAAAGAGCCACTGAACTGGATCGCCGATTTTCAATCACGGCTTCCTGAAGGAATTAATGTGCAGATAGGTTTTGAAGCGCAGTTCTGGAACGAAGAGATCTACCGGAACATTAAAGAAGTTGAGGAAGCTAAGAAGATCAGCCTGAACCTGGTTAAGATCGACCGCAGGAAAGGTAATAAGTATGATGACATCATTAAGATGTTGCCACAGTACCAGAATAGCCGGATCTATTACAATCACCATCTCCGATCACACAATGATACACAAGTTGGACTGGCACAGCTGAAGGGAATCGAGCCCGGCTACAAAACAAAAGACGATGCACCGGATGCAGATACCTACTCTTTCGATTACCTGGATGCTTTCGAACGGCACGACAGGAATCCAAACAGAACAGGGGGAACAAGAACAAACCGAAAATTTTAGACGCAATGGACTTTTTAACGATAAACGACTTTTTCAAAGTCATTCAGCCGGAAGAGCTGATTGATGTAGTAGGTGAATATGAAGATCCGACGGATCAGGGAGCTGTCATATTAGATGCGCTGGAGCTGGATGCGATCGGAGAAATGACCGGTTATCTGTCTATCCGCTATGATGCGGCAAAATGCTTTGATAGCACCACGGACAGGATTCCGATCATTATTCAAAAGTGTGTGGACATTGTGCTATACAATGCCTACAGTGCTGTTGCTCCGAACAATATTCCAAAGCTTCGGACAACACGCTACGAAAATGCGGTGAACTGGCTGGAGAAAGTAGCGAGCGGTTTTATCGCTCCGGATCTTCCAGTGAAAGAGGATCAGCCCAAAACACCCCTCAGATATGGCAGCTCGCAAACTAAAACAGACAACTTCTTTTAATCATGGCAAAGAAACAAGCAAAACAAGCACCGGAAACGGCACAGCCAAAGCAACGCCCGGACAGACTGGTAACACGTATTATCCGCAGCACTAATGCGCGGTCTAAAAAAGATATTCAGCAATGGCGTGTCGCGCTGCAGCAAGCAGAGAATGCCGATAACCCAAAGCGGATACTTCTTTATAACATCTATAATGAAATTCTTATTGACGCGCATTTGTCTGCAGAAATCGAACGGCGTTTAAATGCACTGCTCGGAAATAAGTACGAATTGTATGACGAAGACGGAACCGCACAACCTGAAGCTTCAGCAATGATCAGAAAAGAATGGTACAGACAGCTGCTGCGCTGGGCATGGGAAACGATCTTATGGGGCCATTCGCTGGTTGAAATCGAAGCACTCACTCAGGATGGTTTAATCGGAAGCGTGAGACTGGTGAACCGCTGGCACGTTTACCCGGAACGTGGGATTGTGGCAGTAAAACAAGGCGACGAAAATGGGATTGACTACAGATTAGACAAGAAGTATTCGCCCTGGTTGTTCGAGATCGGTGATCCGTACGACTTAGGTTTGCTCAACAAATGTGTTCCTCATGTGATCTTTAAACGTTTTGCACAAAGTGCCTATTCAGAGTACTGTGAAGTGTTGGGGATTCCGCCACGGGTGCTCAAAACTGATGCACTGGATCCGGAACACCTGAACCGCTCCGAAGACATGATGGCAAATATGGGTACAAACTCTTATGCTGTCATCGGAAAAGATGAAGAGATTGTTTTTGTGAACGCTCAGGGCGGAGATGGTGAGATCTTTACCAATCTGTTTAAAATATCTTCAAATGAGATTTCCAAATTAATAGGTGGAGCTGTAATCGGAGAAGACTCGCAACAAGGATCAAGAGCAAAAGAACAGGTAGCTTATGATTTAAGCAAGTCCATCCAGCAAGCGGACAAGACAATGATTGAAAGTGTGATTAACGAGCAGATCATTCCACGTCTTGTTGAAATGGGTTATCCGTTCGCAGGGTTAACTTTTGAATTTATCCGTGAAAAGAACCTGACTGAAGAACTGGATATGGCTTTGAAAATAGCACAGCAGTTTGATATGGATAAGGAAGGCATAGATTATATGAATCAGACGTTCTCTGTACCTGTTGTGAAGCAGAAACAAAATTCCGGGTTCGACGGAGCAGCTCCTGAAGCTAAAGGGAACAGCTCTTTTTTCGGCTAAGCCCCGATGCACTCGGGGCACAGCTCGCAAAAACGTATGATCTTACTGCCGTAACTGCAGCAAGCAATATCTTCAGTGACGATGAGCTGGAACGAATTGCACGGAAGTTTTTCAATGATAAGGGCGAACCCGTCGATGATGAACTTTGGAAAAAGAATTATTCCGAATTATCTAAAGCGATCGGAAAGGGTTATACCGTTGTAACAGACGAGCAGGATGTCCGGATGAATTACGAGCTGAAAAATAACGTTGCCGTCTTCGCTGCTTTCAAAGCCTGGCGCATGGGTGGAGATGTAAGCAATCTGCTTGTGGATGAAAATGGTAATAAAAAACAATGGGGCGAATTCCTGAAGGATTACAAAAAGATAAATGGTGATTATAATGTTCACTGGTTATCTGCAGAATACAATCTGGCACAACGCCAGGCAAGCGCTGCACGTCAATGGCAGGACTGGCAGCGGGATAAGCATGTTTATCCAAACCTGGAATATATGCCTTCCAAAAGTGCTAACCCAAGTGAGCAGCACAAGCTCTATTACGGCATTATAAAGCCGATTGATGATCCGATCTGGAATTATATTCTGCCTCCGAGCAGGTGGAACTGTGATTGCTGGTTAAAACAAACAAGGGAAGATCCTACCGAACATGACGTGGAAGTTCCGACACCACCTGCAGGAATTGTTGGGAATCCCGGAAAGACAGGAATGATTTTTTCACCGGATCATCCATACATACCGAAAAGCAAGGCTGAAAAGCAGGAAGTGCGGGAATCTTTCAATCAATTGCGAAATGCTTTGAATGAAGAGTACATTGATTTCAAGGCGAAAAAAGGAAAGGTGCGGGTGAGCATGAACGCAGATCCGGATGATTACCTGGACAACTTCCGGTACGCAAAAAATGTCAGCGATCAACATCCTGGAGTGTTCAAAATTTTGGCGCATTCAAACAAACAAGGTGTTAAAAACCCGGAGTTCAACTATAAAGGGTTTGTCGGTGACAGAACCGCGGCAAAAACATCCTATCCGGAGAAGTACATCAACAATAGCTTTTCGGATAAAATGGGTGTAAAAAAACAGCTCAGAAGCTTTGATAAAACATTCATTGCGCTGGACTTCGGTAATATTCTTAATGAAGACAACGTGCTTAGGGCTGCTCAACAATTGTATGGAAAGTTCAAACGTTATGAGACCGTTCATTTTGTAATCTGCAGGAAAGGTAACAAAACAGTTATACTATCTAATGGCAGCAGCATTAAGGATATGAGCGATAAAATCACAAAAGGACTGCTATAAAATAACAGTCCTTTTGGGGCGGGATTGGCAATGCCGCTCCCTATATTTACAAATATACAAACAAATGGCTGATTTCAAAAACATTGATAAAAAAATAGCTAATCTGGAACGATACATCCGGACAGAGCTGCCTACCATTATAGGCGTGGAAGGAGTTAACCATTTCAAAGAATCGTTCCAAAACGAAGGGTTCACCGATCGAAATCTACAAAAATGGCCTCAGGTAAAAAGAAGAACGGCGACATCACCCTGGTATGGGTTTAAATACGGTTCCAACAAAATATCTAACGCAGCCACCAGTAGAAAGATTCTTACGGGTGAATCAGGCGCACTGGCAGATTCCATACGATGGAAGCTATACGCAAATGGAATCCGATTTATTGCCGCCACTAAATACGCCAAGATTCAAAATGAAGGAGGTGAGGTGAAGGTATTCGGCCGGGCAACCAAAAGAATTCCGGCAAGGAAGTTTATGGGAGATTCTGAAAAGCTTAGAAAGCGGATTGTTGACATAGTAATTAAGGACTTTAAACGTATAATGAAATGATTGTTTTAAATGAAATTTACACGGTATTAAAATCCCGTTTAAAAGAGCTTCAGGAGATAAAAAAAATTGACTGGTACAATAATCAGTATAACAACACGGAAGAGGAGAAAGCAACTCGTTATCCTGTAGTATATGTTGAATTCATTGATCCTATTTCGTGGATCCAGAACGGTGATAAGTTTCAACATGGAACTGCAACCATCCGACTACACTGTGTAGTATATGATCTGCAGGACACGCCGGTGCGCTGCATGGAGTTTGTTCAGAAGATCTACGAGCACATTAACAGTAAGAGCTTGTATGATGCTACCGATTTTCAGCTAACTACAGAGCTGGTACGCCAGGCAACAACATTTCCAAAAAGGTATAATCAGCTAAAAGTGGTGATGATGGATTTTGTCTGCGAAATATTCGACATCAGCAATATGCCGGAAGGAATAGCCGTACAGCCGGTTGAATTTATTATCTCGACTTCCAGTTAAAGTGTGGAAATTTCTTTGACAGTTCCGGAAGTGTCGGCTTCTCATTGACAATCTGTGACAACTGATCTACACTGGCCGATAACACTACTATAATACGAGGCGCTGTCAGATAGAATTCTTTTTCCAGATGTGCAATACAGTCGTCATATCGGTAACGGTTAATTTCCGCATGAAAATAATAACGGTGTAACAGCGCTTCGTTGCGATCAGGTAGGAAATAATTGCGGGGCCGTTGCTTTCTTACAGCCGGCTGTTGTTCAGAGAATAAATCGGAAAATAGAGATTGTTGCCCACGCATATTTCCAAATTTATGGGGTTAATTTGAATTTTGCAAATGGGAATTAAAAAAACCGCCCAAACAGGCGGTTTTAATGTTATTTTACGGTCTTTTCAACCTCTTCAGCAATTTTTGCAAGGTTGATTTCGATTCCCTTTTCTTTTGCTATCTGTTGTAAAACCTGCAACTGCATACTTTGCATTATTCGTAACCTCTTTGTATATTTAAGCATACTGTTCATCCACATGAACGCATATATCACTAAACAAAGAGAGATAATTAAAATTAGTATTCCTATATTCGATTCCATAGTTATATTTTTAGTTTTCACAAAACTAATAAAAAAAGTTACGAGACAACCATCTCACAAGCTCTTTGATGCCCGATAACAGATTCATCCCATGTTGAGTACCTTTCCTGATAACCGGAATGTTCACCGCCAAAAATCATCGTTTCAAACAAAATCGGAGCTTCATCTTCTTTAAACGACAGAGAATGATCAATTCCCAAAAAAACAGTTGAAACCTCAACACCCTGAATCATTGTTTTTTTTACAATCCGATTTTCTATTTTTGCATGCCATTGAGCCCATTCAATGCTATTTACTTTTTTAGGAACTTTATTTTCTAAAATGTAATATATATTCAAATCATCTATATAGTTCATCGGTCTTACATCTATCTCTTTCCCACCGAGCATAACCTTAATAGATGCCCAATTATATTTTTTATTTTGCATAACCTGAGTTCTTTTACCACGTTAATACTTTTTCTTCTACAAATTTGCAATTCCTCTTTATTCAAATAGTAAATTTTAGGCTCATTATCTTCTTCATACATGGTAATGGCATACATATCGTTATATCCACTCCCTGAATCTATCCATGGCTTTACCAGTTCCAGAAATTTCTCAATTTCATTTTCGTAATTTTTCAGATTTGATCGTGCAGATAAAATCCATTGGTCCGTAATTTCATCCTGCCACATCTTTATTACAGGATCACTTACAGCAAAATAATAACTGCCATTTACCAACACATTTCGATCTTCTTCCCAAAGATAACCTTCTGGCTCTTCTTCCAAATCGCCAGCTAAATATCTTATTGTGTCTATAACATTTTGAGGCGTATTCTTTTTAAAACTTGCGCCAAATATTAGTTCCGTGTACATTCCCATTTCTTAATTTTTAATTGTTTCAAATTATTGATTTATTGGTTTCCATTTACGTTTTTGTAAGCTAATACCGTACTGTTTTACGGTGTCTGTTAATATCGTAATTTCGCTTTTTTTACTTTTTTCAAACTCGTTAATTACTTCAGCAAGTTTGCTAAGTGAATCACAAGCAGTGTTACAAACGTGGTATATATTTTTTAGTGCTTCCGTCAATTCATCTACTGTAAATCTTGTCACGATTGAAAGATGTTCTAATTCTTTATTTATTCTATCCGAATCAAATTCTGAATATCCTAATAATGTCCAATCCATATCAATATTCAACTAAATTCATAATACTTTCCAACCTGGACAATAGTCGTACTGAAAGGAAAGCTGTCTTTTGAAATCTGGTTCAGTGTGTTGATCAACACAGTAGATCCGGTAAACAATACATGCTTCATTTCATTAAACTCTATTTGAATCTGCGCATATTCTCCTTTGATTTTAGATGGAGAAATAATGTAGGCATGAACAATTATTTCCTTGTTTAAAATCCAGTTTATCTGAACTTTGTTACCGATGAAATGATTAGTTTCATTTCTTATTCCGAGATCACTGAACTTCTTCATATACCTTTAATTTTTTGATTAGATTTTTTGTGTCGGCATGCTTTGCCCAACCCATATACCCGGCAATAGATGCTTTGTTTTTTCGTTTCTTGAGCATCCGTGCAAAATTCTTTTTAATGCTCTTCCGGAGTAAGATGTGCGTGTGGTAGAATTTATAGCCTATAAAATCAATGCCGCGGGATGCAACGGGAAATACCTGGTAATTATCCTTTACCTGTAAGTTCAGCTCTTCGTTTAAATACCGTTTAATGGCTGCTAAAATACCGTGTAAAAAAGGTTTATTATCAGAGAGGATCACAATATCATCTGCATATCTGAAGTAGTATTTCACCTTCAGCTCTTCTTTGATCCAGTGATCAAAATAACACAGGTAGAAGTTTGCAAAATACTGACTAAGATAATTTCCAATAGGAATACCCGGTGCGCTGGCAATAATCTCATCCAACGACCATAACAGATCCTTGTCTTTTATTTTTCGACGAAGAAGCTCTTTTAAAATGTCATGATCCACGCTCGGATAAAACTTCTTAATATCCAGCTTCAGACAGTAACGTGTACCTTCTTTATCCTTCAGGGACTTTTTGAGCCTCCGGAAAGCTGCGCCTATTCCCATACCTTTAATACAGGAATACGTATCGCTTGTGAATGTGGAGACAAATAATGGTTCCAGGATATTCATAATAGCGTGGTGGACGATGCGGTCAGGATAATAAGGAAGGCTATAAACAAGACGCTCTTTTGGTTCAAAAACTGAAAACGTTGAATAAGCGGATGTTTTATAGCCTTTTTCCTGCAGTAATTTATGCAACAGTAAAATGTTCTCCTCACGATGCAGATCATGGGCTTTTACACCGTATTGTTTTGACTTACCCTTTCTTGCTTTTTGATCTGCCAGGATAAGGTTTTCAATACTGATCACTTGTTGAAATAAATTACCTTTTCTTTTCATCTCCTTTGTTTTTCGGTCATCTTCGGAAATCCTACCAATGCCCTTTTGTAAACTTTATCTTTTGCACTGTTGGCAAGGTCTATGATGCAATTTCAAAGTTGTGGGCTGAGAACCGAGTTCGTGTTCGTGTTCGTGTAATTCGAATCGTTGAACTGGAAACCTGAACAACGAACCACCGGCTACAGCTACATCATACAACCTGATTGTTTTATTTTTTCGGATTGTAAAGCTCCTTAAAGATCGGAGCTGTCAACTCCGCGAATTGTTTCGATTTCGCGGTTGTCTGTTGGGAATGGAGTGGGCCGAGAACCGAGCCCGTGTTCGTGTCCGCGTAATCCGAATCGTCGAACCGGAAACCCGAAGGATTATTAACCCAGAACCAGGACTCATATTTATCTTGTGATCGATCGTCATAATCAGGTTCCCAACCATCCCGAACAGCATCGCTGATCACTAACGATTCAAATACTTTCTCCAGGATTGGAACATACTGTTCCGGGATTCCCGTAATGACAGGTTTTGTGTTGGGAGCGATATTCATTTTCTCGAATGCCTGCTCTACCGTGTTAATCGTTTTTGACATATTACTTCTTTTTTAGAATGATTACATTTTTAAATTCACCTTCAAAGGTTCTTCCTACATAGTCAGTCACTTCCTCTGATGGAAGCCAAAGGAGTGGGCCGAGAACCGAGCGCGTGTGCGCGTTCGAGTAATCCGAACCGAGGAACCGGAAACCCGAAGGATTAGCGGGTGAAATTTCTAAATCAAACCAAGGAAACCATTTGCGCTGATTAGTGTTATTAGGATCTAATTCCTCAGCTTCTTTTTGAAACAGCTCACAGATCAGCAATACTCTGTCAAGTGCCTGACGTGCTGCAATCCGTGGATTATCGCTGGTGATCTCATAGTCCTTTGGATCCTGCGACATTTCCTTACATACTTCCTCAAAGGTTTTAATTCTACCTACTAAAGGCAGTGACTTTGGTTTGAACTTAATGACACCTGATTCAGTGTTAAAACTATCTACCTGAAAGCCTTCAGGGATTTGAATTTTTAATTGTTCCATATTATTGATTTATTGGTTACTATTATTTTCTTTCATTGCGATTACAAACAATGCGTAAATCGCAAAATAGATCGTACCTGCTCCTAACTTCAGGTAGAGGTCAACCGGTGCAGCTCCGATGGCGAAAAAGGCCATAAAGAAAGCACCGGAGATAAAAAGATTAAAAAGGGTTTTCATATCAATTATTCCAGATTTGTTGATTCAAATAAGTTTCTGCGTTTTTCTTCGCAAAACCTGTCTGTGCCAAATGCTGATTGTACTTTGGTATAAAGGCGATTGCCTTTGCTTTCTCAATATCCGAAAGTGAATCCCAGATAGCTTTTGCCCGTTGCTTCTTCCCGAACTTCTGATCATATAGCTCGTAGAAGCGTTCGAAGCTCAAGTCTTCGGCAATCTGACGGATAATAACATTACGCATTTTGCTCTGCTGCCAGCTTTCAATATTCTTAGTATTGAAAGGAAATTTTGAAGCCAGAAAACAGTAATGTTCAGATTCAAATACTCCGGGAGTTAACTCGTACTTTATAAGTAATCCTTCGGAATTATATTCAAACAATGCACTGGCCTTTTGAGACGGGAAATCAATTAAGTATTTCATAATTTTAGATATAAGACAAACAAAACTTATCGATCTGCAAGTAGAGCTGTAGGATTACCGATTTTGAATAGGTATCAGGAAGTTCTACCTGTGGAAGGATCACATTCAGCACTAACAGTTCCGGTATAGATAGCTTAATAGAGAATTTGTCCTGAAGGGAAAACTGCTTATTCATTAACCGTTTCACCAACTCCCTGATCACTGCTCCGGAAAGGCGGGATTCAAGCTTCGTGTTGAATCGAAAAGAACCTGCATGATCTACAATGTAAGACTGTAGGACCATTAGTTCACTTTTATTGATTTTGATATTCATATTCGGTCAATGTGGGATTTATAAAACTTCTCCGCCTGTGTTACAAGGCGTGGTATTTCGTTAAGAGAATACTGGTTAAATGGCTTATGCAGATAGCCGTGAGAAAGTACCCAGGAATAGATCCGTGGCATATCTGCTTTGTCATTCTTAACATAACCGATCTTACACAGCAGCGCTATGATCTTTCGGCGCTGTTTGGTCAGCTGATCAACTGCGTGTTGCTTTCCGGAGGCTCTTGCTCCGGCAGATGTAAACGATTTGTTTAGCCAAATGATCAGCGCACTGTATTCTGCTGAGCTCAGTTCACGAAGGCCGCTTTTACGGCCATCAGTGAACTGCTGTATCACTTCAGTGCGATCAACGTCATAACCTTGCGCCTGAAGCGTTTTTTCAATTGCGAAATAGGTAGAAAAGTCTGTCATCCTAACAAGTTTTGATTGGTAACGCCTTTGAAAAGTTGTGAATCAGAACCAGTCGCGCCGACAGCTTCGAGGAATTCGATTTCAGCACGTGCGGTGTCCACAATCGCTGAACTTAGTTCTGAAATTGCCTTAGCTTTCTTCAGCTCTTCCTGGAGCTTATCTCCTGAAATGTCTTCATCACTCAATCTTTCGATTGCTGCAAAAAGATGATCTCGGAGATCTTCTATTTTATTTCTTGCCATTTTCTTTGATTTTTTTGTTTAACTTATTTTTCAGCTTAATTACCTGTTGAAGCTCCGGAGGAAGATCTGTAATCCTGTTTCTGTCCATTGCTTCCTTATCAGTGATTAATTCAAGATTTGACAGATCACAATTTGTAGTGTCCTTATCCTTAAACCAGATTCGATAACCTTCAGGGATTAATCCATTTTTTTGCTGCCAAACGTGACGGTGTAATAACTGCCATTGATTAGGTTCTGCTATTTTAATTTTCAGATAACCACCTTTTATTGAAACTATATCCCCAACATTAGCGGAATTATGCGGTATATTTCCTTTGGGAAAATATGTGTGGCGACATTTGTCTTTTATTTCAGGCGGAATTTTTCGACCTTTATAATATGGAGGATCGCCCTTCTTAAATCGTGTTTTTATACCAGATTTTGGCAAATGAGCTGATGTCTCCTTCAGCATTCTTTCTATGAATTCAGGCGTTTTTTTTAACCCCAACTTATGAGCCTGCTTTACAACCGACGAATAAGATCTTGCCAGTTTTTCACCAACGGTTCTGGTATAGCTGTTTGGAAATAGATCTATCAAAACAAGGTTATCCTCTTGGGTCCACAATCTTCTGCTCATAATCAAGAATTTTTGATTTCACATATTCGGAGATAGAGGGCAACATTAAAGTGCCCTCTACGTCTCCACCAGTTAATTTGTGTGGTTATTGTTGGGAACATTTCTTTGAGATTTATCCTTAACAACAGACACCAGCTTCAGCTTCAGATCCTGATTGATTTTATGAGCCGCATTATCGCGACTGTAGGCCATAACAGTGGTTGTAAACTGACGAATCGGTTTGCCTTCATACGTCAGAGCAACAGTGCCTTTGTACTGTTTTTTTCCAGATTGTTTAACCCTTTCGGATATTGGAGCTTTAGCGGTGCGTAACGGCTTCAGTTTTGGCTCTTTTTTATTTTTGAAAAAATCGAATAGTCCCATTTTATTATTGATTATTTGGTTTGAAAAAATCGAATTTGAAGTCCGCTGGAAAAGGAACTGTAGAAAGTGCCAGCGGGATTGTTTTCTTAATGCCGTTATCGTTGTAATAAGCTTCGATAAACCAACTTGATTGTTGCGGCTTATAAGCATCAAGAATGATTCTTACACCGTCGATGAATTCTTCATTACCTGATTCATTTGCCATTTCCTGTAACTCAATAATTCGCGACTGTTTTAAATTCCCTTTATCATCCTTCTTTAGCAGCTTAAAGATTCCATTTACCAGGTAACGACTGTCATCATCTTTAGCTAAAGACTCCAAATAAGTGTTTACTTTAGTGATTCCTGCCGTATAGCTGTCATCCCAACCATCAACGATTCTAAAGCCAATTTGAATAGATTTACCATCAGTAGAAGTGAAGGTGTGCGATTGCTGTTCCTCTACTACTCCGTATGCCTCCGCTTTCATTTTAATGATATCCCGGAACGAGTTAAATATATTTGCTTTAGCTTCGGACAAGCCTTTAGAAATAGCAAGTAACTCGTCCACCATGCCAGGAACAAGATCATTCACTAATCCTTTGTATGTACTCCGCAAGCCTTTTTGAGCGGATTCACGACGCTCTAATTCTTTACGCAATTCTGAGGCGCTTAATGTTGATAAATCAACTTGTTTTGTCTGTTTTTCCATCTATCTATTATTTAAGAGATTATTAATACTTACTGTTTCCATCACCGCGCGATTCTTTCCGTAATTATCGCGTCTTGATTTGGCGATCATTACATCTGTGGCGAGGCTGTTTCTTTTTTGAATATTATCGAACGTCGGATTATCCAAACATTCTTTGTATGCCTCATCGTAGGCTTCCTGTAGTTTTTCAACTCGCTTTCTTAAGTCGTCTGTGTACATATAGTTTCTTTTTTTAGGGTTTCGATTTGAAGTTTTAACCAGGTGTCGAATGAATCATACATTGACCTGGACATTACACACTTGTAATGGATATGCTGTATATACAGCTCACGCGCTGCAGTGATCGGACAGCTGATAAATGTCCGGGCTTTATCCAGCCAGTTCTTTTGGGCAAAGTGCCACTCGCTCCGGTACCAGTTCCAGAAGCGCCGGTCATACGCCAGTAGTCGGAAGTCTTCATTTTCGGATCCGAAAACTTTCTGAAGAAATGAGATACCTGATTCGAACAGGTGGTTATTATGTTCCTGGTCACTCATTCGAAGTGATCGCATGATCTCAGCTCCTGTCTGAGCATGCTGTTCTTTTGCTGTTTGGACAAATGTTTTCATTCTATTTCTGTTTGCAGGCTGTAGCCGAGCTGCAGCAGTTGTTTTACATATTTGTTCTCCTGGGCGTGTTCCTGAAGCGATACTCCTACGAACAGCGTTCGTTCTCTCGTTTTTAATCTTACTTCCGGGATGCTTTTTCTTAACCGGTGGTGCAGATAGTATCTGCGTGCGTTTTTTTTTTTTGTTTTCATGGTTCATAGCATTATTATATTATTCCGTATAGATCAGCCTTCTCATCGTGTATTATCATAGTTCCGCCGGGACAACGTCCGCCGATAAATACCTGAAGACCCTCTATTCGCATGATTATTTTCGCTAATTTTTTAACTAGCCTGCCAGCTGCTGTTGCAGGTTCTTTTCGGTCTTCGTGAGATATGAATATGATTAGGATGTTTTCGTGTTTACGCATGAAATCAACGATTCCATTTCTCTTGAATTCATCCATATACACTGTCATATTATCTATCACAACTATTCTTGCCGCATTACGCTGTTTCAGCTTTTCGGTCAATTTTTCGATTGTGATGTATGGTAAAAAACCGATCTTGTTGGTAGCAGGTATTTCCGCTCTCTTACATGCCTCGACAAAGAGCGCATCAGTTCCTTCCTCTGCGGACACATACAACACTTTTTCAAAGTTGCTCAGATACTTCACCAACGATAATGTAAATGCAGTTTTACCATGTTTTTCCTTACCTTGTATTGACCAAACACCGTTCTTTGGGGCATTGCCAAAAATTTCCAACCATTTTCCGTCGAAATCAAAACAAGAATGTTTCATGTCATACAAGTTTCTGGCTGATAAAATTTTCATTAGTTCATTTTGATTAAGGTTTCCAAATAGCGAAGTGTACCTTCTTTCTTCATTGCCTTGGTTACGAATTGGCGAACCGCTGTTTTATCAGAAACATTAACACCTGCTACATCTTCAAGCAGCTGCATATAGAATTGATCACGCTCATGTTTTCCTGTCGGAGTAACAGAGATGAACTCATCAGAGAACCGGGAAAATATTTCACGATATCCAACCTTTTCATTTTGAATTCCGCGTCTGATTTTAGCACGCAATCCATCCGCACCGATCATATACCAGGCACAAGAGCCGGAAGTAGCATTCCAAAGCTCTTTTAATTCTAAAAATGCGTTATAATCCAAATCACCTGCCTCATCCAATGCGATGATTGGCATTTCAATGAGGTTTAAAAAGTATTTCAAGTTGCTTTTAACATCAATGTATTTGCCTGTTGATTCAACGCCTACCGTTTTAGCAAGTGTTCGGATAAATTGCTGCTTTGTTTTTGCCTGAGAACAGTCTAAGTAAAAAGCATTTTTCATTGTACGGATAACATGCTTTACGCAAAATGTTTTGCCGATACCACAATCATCCACCAGTATCATTGAGGTATTATTCTGCTGGCAGAATTTCAATGAATCTTCTATCTGCTCATATACAACTGTTCGGGCAACCTTCCATTTGCTTTCCTTCAGTTGTACGTCCATCATTCGACCAATGGTTAACCACTGAGTATCTGAAAGGATTCGTTCTAATTCTCCTTTTTTCAGTCTTGAATAAATGGGGGCAGAAGTACCTATTGATTTCGCAAAATCAGAGTCTGAACCTCCGTAGTTCTCACGTGCTGACAAAACAGCATCTCTTACCTTTTCTTTAAATAAAGTTGTTACCATAGTTAGAAATTATTTCGCCATCCATTTGATGCAGGACGGTCCTGATTGATTATTACAAATTCATCCTCATGCTCCGGTAGTTGCTCAACTTCCGTTTCTCTTGGTTGGAATCTATTTAAGCCCGGTATTTGAAACCGTACTTTAGGTTCTGGCTGTTGTTCTTTACCAATAACCAATACCTTGTCGATTGTTTTCTTTTGAAGCTTTGCAAACGCTTCTACAGATGCCACATATTTTGATTGTATCTCACGAGCTGCACGATCTGCATCTGTCTGCTCAGCCTGAGCACGATTGTAGCGTGGTATAGGTAGCAGTTCACAAACATATTCTCCGTCTAAGAATGCAATCGCTTTAAGAACGGATCCATCGTTAGCATCCAGCCAATATACCTGAAGGGGCTGACCTTCAATTTTCTTCATTTTGGCAATCAGAGATTCACCTGTCAGAATCTGACCATCATCTCCAATCATTCGTTTTCGGCCTTGTAATATGATATAGCCTACATTGCAGGAAGTTTTTTGTTCATAACCGATATAAGGAAGTATGGCACGCCAGTTTGTTTCAGGTACATCCGGGTTTTGCATCTCAAGGAAATACTCAAACCTTGATAACTCTGCATTTTGGGCAGACGGCATATTATTCCAGTCTTCAATATTTTTTAAACGTGCATCAATCAACTGTTCCAGAGGAAGAACAGGAACATGATGATTCCCTTCCTGGTTTGATTCTGATTTTGCAAATGGTCTGGCTAACCAGCCTAATTCTTTTTTCTCAACCTCGTAACGCAGTTTTCCAAATTCCCTTTCAATATACTTTCCACGAGCATTATTAGCTTCAATTCTAACTTTTTGAAACATTGCACCTTCGCGAAGGAACGTTCCTTTGAAAGATGAGTTCAAAGAACTTTCACACTCTAATTCATAAGGAATAGGCAAATTCCAATCGGTATAATTCCTCACCAATTGGCGGTAAAAATCCAGTATAATACCATCTTTTGTTGCTCCGTAAACAAACGCTGTAAAACATCCGGAAGCAACGTCACAACCGATATAAAACCAAATTCGTTTTTTAATGGTTTTCGCTTTTCCATTGACAGTGACCTTTTCCTCATATTCAAATGGTGGCTGCCGGTCGTCGATGGAAAGTAAGGATCCTGAAAATATTGGCAGATCCATTTCGTGATGAGGTTTGAATAACTGCATATTTCGCTGGCGGTCACCGCCACGAATCTGATGTGTGGCAATAGTATTCTCCCAATCTGACAAGTAGGACATAATAGTGGATCGGCTGATTTTCTTGAAATCTTTCGGATTGTACATTTCTCCGGTAGATGTGTTAATTACTTCTAAATAGCCGGATAAGAAGCTATCATATTGCCGGGAAACCTCTGTCATTGTCGGTTTGTAGTCTTGTCCGGCGAACAGGTCATTGAAAAATTTAATAAAAACGGAATCTACCTTGCGGGCATTATCGTTGTTTCTTCTGCCATCAATGAGCGATGTATAACCGTCTTTATCATACTTTGAAAACTTCTTTCGAAGACCGTCTGGAGAGATAGGCAGTGAGTGAGGAACCTCTGTGAAATTGTTGACTTCTGTTGACAGGATAATCCAAATATCCGAACAGGAAGAATTCATGAATTTCCTAAAAGCCTTTCTGTTTATATATACTTTTTTTACCGTATTCAAAACAGATGCGTTATAGGTGTATTCTTCAATTTTGGGAAGATCCAATCGCCGGCGATCTTTTCCTTCTGTGTATTCCTGGGAAAAAAATCTGTAAGCTTTCTCATCCCATTCATATTGCTTTGAGAAATAGCTTTGTCGAACATTTTCCGGAGCATTACCAAATCTATGGACAAGTTGCTGCTGCCATTCACGGCACAACGAGTTAAATTCGACCAAGGACGGGTTTTTTGCAAATGGTTTTCTAAGTTGTTTTTCACAGCAAGTAATAGAATCCATTCGTTTTTTGAAAGCTCTATAAGAGATCAAACGAAGGCTATCTGGGTGACATGACTTATTTTTATCTTCTACAATAATATAAGCCACTTTCACACCCAGTTTACCTTCGTAATATTCGTATGGACTTTCTTTTTGCATTTATTCTTCTATTATTGCTGCAACTTCTTTCTGAAGTAGCTCCTTAGCTCTTTTTCGAATTTCCTTTGATTTATCAGAGTTAAATACATAGTAAAGGCTCATTCTGACTGTTTGAATACTACAATCAAATTCTTTAGCCATTTGCTGCATATAATCGCCGTGAATTCTTATTTTTTTCATTACTTTGTTTTTGTTAAGTATTTTAGCAAATATATACAAGTTATCTCGTTTAATGCAAATTTATATGCAAGAAAAATCGCTTATTAAGCAAAATATTTTACAATACATTGATTTTAAAGGTATTTCTAAATATAAATTTTACCAAGACAGTGGTATCACAAGAGGAATATTAGATCAAAACAATGGAATGTCTGAAGAAAACACAACGAAATTTCTCGCTTGTTTTCCAGAAGTTAATCCTGCATGGCTACTTACCGGAAAAGGGCCGATGTTGTTAAAAAGTTACTCATCATTAGAGAATGAAAATGATATAAGCACAGTAAATGAACCGGTTGCTTTCTCTGGTAAAAAGAGAGGTATTCCTCTATTACCTATCGAAGCAATGGCAGGAGTGTTTAAAGGGGATATTCAGGTAATGGAATATGAATGTGAGTACATCTATATCCCAATGTTTAAAGATGCTCATTTTTTCATGCCGGTATTGGGTGATAGTATGTACCCAACTTATAATAATGGAGATATTGTTGCATGTAAAAAATTGGAGTCCTGGTCTTTTTTTCAAATAGGAAGAGTATATGTGATATACACATCTCAAGGAGCAATTATCAAGCGGGTCATGAAAGGAAGCTCAGAAGACTATCTATTGATAGTAAGCGACAATGAAGATTACCCGCCATTTGAACTGCCTAAAAATGAAATATTGGGTGTTGCGTTGGTTATTGGCGGGGTTTGGGTGGAGTAAATTCTTGTCTTGTTTTTAATAATGTAAATTTACTTAAAAATTACAATACCTGTAGTATCCGCTATTTTTGAGAGTTACTGGCAAGCTTTGTTATTTCGCTTCTCCCAAATCACGTTTGCCGTTGCAATTATCGAGTAGCCATCAGTAGAAAAACCAGACGTGCTGACCCGTTCCCATTCACCTATTTCTTTAAGCCATTCCACTGCATCAGAATAACCTTTTAAATCGTAGGCAAAACGGGGTCTAACATTGGTTTTTGTCATTTTAAAATCAAAGCACCCAATAACACCCCATTTGTTACCAACGACCAGTTGCGTTGATTCTTAACCTTTTTCAACTTATGTTCACCGATGGCGATAATCGTGTCTTTACTGTTAATGATGTATCGTTGAGCAGTGATAACACTGTCCTGGACATTAATGATTGTTCGAAGGCTCTTGTTTTCAGCGGTCAGAGTATTGATGAGTGTATCTTGGATCTGCACTATTTGAAGCGTATCTCTTTTTGCCTTGTATGTTTCCAGCTCTTTCCGAAGATCCGCTATTTCACCATGTATGGCGGCAACGATCTTTTTCTCGTTATTAATTGTGGTGTAGAAGTTATTAATATCAGCTTCTTTACCTTCAATCCGCTTTTCAATCGCCTTTTCAGACGGAACAGGATAGACTGGAGCAACTCCTTGTTTAAACACCAAGATTAGTATCAGTACTGCGATGCCGATAAATGTAAGAATTGGTAAAATGTGCTTTTTCATTGTATTGTTGTTGTGTACAAAGATAAGGTTTTAAATATATCAAACAATATTTAAGTTATTGATTATAAAATAATTAGTTTGTAAAAATACAATGCAAAAAGGGGGTTGTTTCACGGTGTAAATATGTAAATTCAGCGGTTTTTTTATCTATATGTGGTATGTTTCACGGGTTTTAAAAACATTAAAAAGTTCACCCGTGAGTTCACCCGTGAGTTCACCCGAAGCAAAAAAGAGGGTAAAAACAGATAAAAGCTGCTGTGTACATACAGGAGGTTTAATGTGCTTTAATTGGCATTAAAAAAGGAGTTAAAAAGGCTTTAAATTACCACTGTTTAAGCCGTTTTAAGGGCATTCTGAACGTTTAATGGTAGTATGTATCACTTTATCTGGTCAGAGTGATAATAGAATGGTAGTAAAATGGTAGTAAATGGTAGTATCCGGTTTAGTTGTTTTGGTATTACTTTCAGGCTTTTTTATCGCTAAACCGTTGATTTTTCAGGCTTTTCAGGCTTTTTTTCGGGCTTTTTTTATTTGGTTGTTTTGTTTTGTAGGGGTTATGAGCTAA